TGCACAACCTAACCATCATAAATACCAGTAAAAAAATAAATCTAAAACTTTCGCTTAGCCTTTAAAAAATTCTTTATATATCAGTAACATTTTATTTATAAAATTACATACTTCTGGATCCTTATAGTAGTTGTCTTTTATATCTGTATTCCTGATAGTGAGGAAGACCAGGATATTTAGTTATCCTAGTCTTTTAAATTTATATATTAAATTAGAAAGATCTAAAAATTCCTACAAGTTTGCCTATTATATTACACTCATTTGTTAATAATGGCTCCATAGCATCATTTTCAGGTTGAAGTCTTATATGATCTTTTTCTATAAAATATCTCTTTATATTAATATAGCCATAAATTGCAACTGCCACTATATCTCCATTTTTTGCTTTGTCATCTTTTTCTATTATCGCCAAATCCAATTCTCTAATTCCTGCATTAATCATACTATCATCTAAAACTCTAACCATAAATAACTCCCTATCATGTTTTATAAAGTCTAGCGGTAGTGGAAACGTATCTTCAATATTTTCCCTAGATAGTATCGGCACTCCATCTACTACCTTATTTATTATCGGGATATTAATCATTTCTCTTTTATGTGGTGAATTTTCTAATATTTCTAAAGCCCTTGGCTTAGACGGATCTCTTTTTATTAATCCTTTTTTCTCTAATCTTTGTAAATGACCATGAACAGTTGATGTTGATGCTAATGAAACAGCTTTACAAATTTCCCTAACTGATGGTGGATACCCTTTACTTTCAACATATTCTTTTAAAAATTCATATACCTCTCTTTGTTTACTTATTCCCTCTTCCATATTATTCATCCCCTTTTGTCAATCATTGTGCGAATGTACGTTTGTACGAATGTGTGTTTGCTTATATATTACTACTTTTTACTTCTTTTGTAAATAACAAAAGAGACCTCATGGCCTCTATTAGATGAATTAATCTTTATCTTTCATATAATGCTTGCAATCTTTCCTGGATTTCTTTAAATTTTTTTTTATCAAACTCTAAAGTACTGCCATTTAATCGTCTGAAATATAAACCTTTGTTCTTTTCGTTTCTATCTTTACGCTCATATCTTGTTGATGCTAAATGAAATTTTATTTTTTTCCCATCCTTTTGCAGTTCTAGCTCATCATGAAATGCTCTGCTAGTCACCTTTACAACTTCAAAATCTTTAAATTCTTCTGATATAATCTTCTCTAGTTTTTTCTCTGTATCGCTAAATATTTCTGAAACAACTTTTTCTTTTGCTTTCATTATTTCTAGCATAATACTCCTCCTACGTTTCTTAATTTCTTTATAGTAATTTTATACTATTTCTGTATTAATAAAAAGACCAGGATAATTAAATATCTTGGTCTTTAAACTGGTTATTTAATAGCAGCAATATTAATCCAATTAGGATCTATTGGTTTAGGTCCTGTGGAAATTAAAGATTGTACTATATCTAAGTTTCTAACAGTAATATCTTTAGCTTTAAGCATTGTGTAAATAGCATGCGCATCATTTTTAAACTTCTTATGTTCATACTGCTTTACACTCTTTTCTAAGTAGTATCTTATAGCTAATATCCTTTCTCTGCTAAGTTCTTTGTCCCTAAGATTGTCATGAAATAGTTTTTGAGTATAATTATATTTCATTTCTACCTTTAATGGTCTTATCTTATGTCTGTTCATATCCTCTATCACCATTTCTGCTGTTATAACTGTTCTAGGTAATAGGCTAAGCTTTCTTAAACTTAAATTTGTGAATAATTTTATTAATACTGGTAATGCTAGTAATGAGATTATTAAATACATAATCATCATCCTTTCGTCTAATATATTCATATTACTGTTTTGTATAAATTTTATCGGTTGGTTAAGTGTAAAATTTATCAGGAGTAATATGTAGGAAATGATGTTGTATTTAGTGTTGGATAGATTGTAGTATAAAAAAAACAACCTATCCAATACATATAAGTAATAGCTTTATTTTTAAAGCGCAATAAAATAAGAGAATTATAAAATAGTAGGATTTTGTAATAATAGATTAATAATATTAGAATAATACAGGTCTAAATAAACTGCATTAAAGTTGTGTGAGTTATACCTAATTCCTTCCGTTGGACGAGCAATAACTATTATTGGAAAAGTTTTGCAACATTGTGTCTGAAGTTCTCCTGTTTTATAAAGTGCTTCATACTTTTTCATTTTTGAATTTGAAGTATAATGAGTCAAATCTACTTCTAAAAGTACAAAATATACATTACCTTGATAGCTAAATATTACAAAAGCATCAGGTCTTATTTTTTTATTCATGTATTGTGGTTGAAGTTGAAATTTAATTATATCCCCACCATTTTTCTTAATGACTTTAAAAAATTCATACACAAACAGATTGTGATCAGATATTAGTTTTTCTTGAAAATATACTTTGCTTTTGAGTAATGTATTTGGAATACTTTTTAATAATTCCATATCTTCAAGTTGTTTCATTCTGCGCCTACAACCTTCGTAATTTCCATCAAAAAATAGATACGTGCATTGTGAAAGAGTTATTGACTGATAATCTTGTATCCATGATAATATATCTCTATCTCTTTGAGTTAACATTTTTGAAATCCTCCAGCGAAATTACTCCTTTACGTGGTTTATTCCTCTTTGGTTTTTCTTCCACTATTTCAGTTTCTTCAATATCAATAACTTTTGGCTGTTCTATGCTGTAAATTTTATTATTAATCTTTTTAACATTTAATATCTCTTGTGTTTCATCTTCATTAGGTATCTTTATCTGTTCAACATACTTATGCAAAATTACATAATCTTCATCAAGATATGGTGTCTTAACAAGCTGATAATCACTATTTCCATCAACTATACATTCCCTTTCTTTTAACTTACAAGCATCAGTAGTATTAATTATATTAATAGAATCTATAGATGATTTTTGACGAAAAGTTATTCTGGTCATTTGGCTCTTTAAATCTGGTGGTAAATTTGTTGCTGTGCTTCTCTGAATACAAGTAATTAAATGAATCCCTACACTTCTTCCTGCCTTTGCTATTTTCATAATATATTCCCAAAGGTCAGTTTCCATAAAGAAAGATAATTCTTCAATAGTAACAAATATTCTTTTCATATACTTTCCTTTTTTATGTTTGTTCCACTGAGTTATATTTCTAATACCAAACTTTTTAAATTGTTCACTACGCCTATCCATTTCTTTAATAAGCTTCAATAGTGCTACCTTGCACATTTCTTCACTATAGGCGCTGTATTTCACACAATCACAATTTTCAAAAGCACTTATTTCCGACTTGCATATCTGCAATAAATATAAATCTATATATTTGCTAGAACTGTAAATCAAATTAGTCAATATGCTTGCTAATAAAAATGTTTTTCCAGTTCCAGTTGTTCCGCCTATAAGCACATGAGGATCTTTGTTTAAATCCAAAAAGTAAGATTGTCCTTTAAAATCTTTTCCTATATATAATAGGTTATTTTTACATTCTACAGGCTCAAAATCAAATCTATTGATATTTTTATTAACCACATACATTTTTATATAATTTTTAAATCTATCTTTTTCTATTTGAACTATTGAATTTAAATTGCATTCTAAAATATTTAACTTACTTTCTAAATGCTCTACGCTTAAACCTTTCACATTATTTAAATAGCACACATATCCATAACCTTTAGAGTCTATTTTATATATCCTATAGGTTTCTTCAGCTTTATTCTTAATTCCAGATTTCAGCATTACTTCATTGAAATTATTTTTAAATTTTCTTTCTGCTGCAGAATTAAGATAGTTATATAAAGAAACTGTTCCAACCGCTAATCCTAGCTCTACAAACATTACTTATTCACCTTCTTAACATTGTTATCTGTAACTTTAACTATTGCTAGTACAATAACAGAACTATATAAGACAAATCCCTCAAACGCTCCATATCCGAAAGCTCCACCCAAGTGTCTGCAATTGCTGTATATAATGTTGAATAATTGAATATCTAAATTAAACATCAGATTCCTCCTAAATAATAAAATTAATTTCTAGTTGATAATGTCCATTTACAACAAAATTACGCGCACTCATACTCCAGAATTCACTTTTTAAATCTATCATTTTATATCCACTTAATTTTAAGAACGATTTCCATGTTATTTGTTTAATAGTTTTCTTTTGAACTAAATAACAGTAAGTGAAATTTCTAACCATTATAATATCGCCATTGTTTAAAATAACATTCATATATTAATCTCCTGAAAATCAAGGTAATGTTTCTTGTCTCTAAAGGTAAGCCCAAAACCTCGATTTATAAAATTCCATTCGAGATTATAACGCCTAAATATCCTTCGAAGTAATGCATAGCATCTTATAAATTCTTTAGCTTCTTTCTTTTGATGATCTCCATATATCTCATATATAGAATCTGGATCATAACGAAACATTGTATGTGTATCAGCTTCAAGTATCATGTTAAACTTATCATTCCAAATAACTTCGTTATAACATATATAATCATACGGATTTTTAGGTTTTAACCACCCATCTAAGCTACTGTAATACTTGTCAGGTAGCATTATTCCATAATAATCATAAATACCGAATCTATTAAAATTTTCTATAATTTCGCATGATAAATTATTTAATTCTTGTAGATTATTAAACATAATTCCCCCCTATATCTCTTTAATTTTTCTTTTATATCTTTCTGGATAATATATTTCTCCTAAGGTTTGCTTTATCTCAGTGCCTCTATCCTCTAACTCATATAGGCGTTTATATAACTCCACTTCTTTTGATGATGTAGTTTTGAAACTTAGTGGTATTATTAAAGGCTTATCCATTTCTTGACTCCTTTTTAATTAATCTTTAGTTAAAATATATGCTGACTTTTTATAAAAGTTGCCAAATATTTAGCAAAAATATTTTATTTATTTCTTTATTACTAACATTAGTATTTTTGGCAATAAAAAAGGCACCTAATCTTCAAGGTACCAAATGTCATCTACCTTTCGATTAAGTGCTTTAGCTATTATTAATAACGTTTCTATATTGCCTTGAACCTTCCCTAACTCTAATGAATTATATGTGCTACGTTTTATCCCTAAAAATCCAGCAAACTCAGTTTGGTTCATCATGTATTCTTTCATCCTGATTTCTTTTAATTTGTTTTTTACCCCCATAACACCACCTCAATGTATATTTTACCATGTATTGGAAATAATTAAAATATTATTATGAATCGTGAGGTATATTATGGACTTTATTTCAACTAAATCTCATTTCTATATTGTACTGGCTATTGTAATTGCTATTTTAACTTTTACTGGACATGTAGAGCCTTTAGTTTTATATGGTATATTGATAGATAGAATACTAATTTACTCAACAAAAAAGCTAGGATTAAATTCCTAGCTTTTAATCTATTAGTTAACCTGAATATTAAAAGTTATATAATTTTCTTTTAAGAGCTCTGGATATTTCTTATTAAGTTCATCTTCTTTAGTGCCAGAGATTGCATCTCCCATAGCTTTTTCAAAATTAGTATAATCTATTAAGTTATAACTCAAATTAAATTCTTTAACATTCAATTTTTTCTCAACCAAAACTTTGACCTGTCCCTCCACGTAATTATTGGATGCAACTTGTCCTTTAAGATCATCTGATGGAGTATGGTCTTTTAACTTATATCCGTCTTTCATTTTTGCTGACCAACCATATTTCGAAAGAGTAATTGCCTTATCTGTAGTATTTTCAATTTTTAAGTTAACAACTACATTTTCATAATCTGCTGCCTTTACAATTTTGGATCCAATAGCAAAATACTCTCCGTTATATTGCGCTACATTATCTTTTGTTCTATCTCCTTTTACTGGTTCTTTAGTTGCACTTTCTAATGTAAATTTAATACCATCTACTGTCTTCTCATTTGGATTAGAATCTTCTTGTTTAGTAGGTTCTTTAGCATCTGCATTTGCGGTTGTTTGAGTACTTCCACACCCAACTAAACTAATTATTGTAAACAATGCTAATACGCTAGCTATAAGTTTTTTCTTCATTATTAAATCCCCCTCATACATCTTCATACCATAATTGTATATTATTTGGTATCTTTGTCAAATATAATAATTAAATTATAAGATATATCATGAAAGAAAGTTATATTAGAATAGATCTAGTAGTAATTTTAATGTTGTTATGTATTAGCTTTAATGTATATTTTTTAATGTTTTGCAAATAATATAGTTGCTCAAATTTAAAAATCTAAACACACAAAAAGAGATAGCAATTCCTCATTCTCCCTGCTATCTCTTTTTACTTATATTATTTCTTTAATATTTCCGATGTACCCAATACACTCATCATATTCATTTTTAAGCTTATAACACCATTCGAAATTAGCAATTATATTATCTGGTCTTTTAATTGCTTTAATCTTATCCATATAAACGTCTACACAACCACCAACGAAATTAACATTTAAAGTATCTTTACTCATTTCTAACACTAAATTAACTTCGCCCTTAACCAGTAACCCACATTTGTGATAATAGAATGTTCCTTCTTTTAATTCTTCTATATTCAATTTATTCACTCCTTGAATTTAAGGAGCAACCTATGCTATACTAATTTTGCGAGAATCGGTGGTAGCTTCGGCTGCTGCCTTTTATTATTTTCTTTTATTTCCTTTTTTAATAATATTGATTAGCTCTTCTTTGCTCATACTTTCATAATCTTCTGTTGAGGATTTAACTATTTTTTTTACACCTTCAGGTGATAATAATATTGGTTGCCTCTCTCCTAGCTTCCTGTATTCTATTCCTTCTTGTAAATTTTTTAGCCTACCATGAAGTGTTTGACGAGAAATATTATATTCATCTGCTACCTCTTGTATTGTTTTTATATCTTTTAGCTCCATAAAATCACCTCCTACCTTATAATACAAATATAATGCACCTGTTTCGCTTTGTCAATACACGTGTTTTTATTTCTTTACTTTTCAACAAACGTGTATTAGCAATATAATATAAAAATAAAACTACAAAATTAATTCTAGCTTTATATTAAATCAAAATTTAATCACATTTTATTTTTAGTAAATCTCCACAATTATTACATTTATATATTTCAAAATCTAAATCATTTTCCTTAATCATTTTTAAAAATCTATATGTGCCATTCTCACAATTATAGCAAAAATCATCCTCTATATTAGATTGATATAATTCTCCATCTTTAAACAATGCTATATCACATACTTGTCTAACGTTTTTAATATCAACTTTTTGAATCTCCCTTTCTCTTATACAATATTCTACAATACAATCATGAGAACAAAAAAATTCTCCTATGCCACCATGGTGATAGCTGTCCATTTTATCAGTTATTATGCTATTGCAATTATTGCATCTTAAATGCATCATTTTTATCCCTACTCTCCAAGTTATTAAATTTACTATACTATATTTCATGATTTAGGGCAAAAAATAAAAGGTAGACTAAGTATTTCTACCTAATCTACCCTTACTGGTGTTTTCTAATAATATAGTGGACACAATTATAGTAACATACCAGTATAGAATAATCTATATTAATTAACATCTTTTATACTATGATACAAATTAAAATACAGCCAACTCAGTGGCTGCATTTCTTGTATGTACTTTTTGTTTTCACAATAGATTTTTATTATTTTACCATACTAATATAAAAAATTCCATATTATCTATCAATTAATTCATTCTTAACATACTCATTAATAGTATTTTCTTCACCTTTAAATATTTCTGCTAAATATAATATCACTTCTCGTTCCTCTTCTGGAAGATCTCTTATCGTATCTTTGATTGTATCTATAGTTACATCCTTCATAAAACAAAATCACCACCTTAATACTGTTGTGGAATATTATAATATATAAAACTAAATTAATTATGTTATAAATTCATTAAGAATTAGCAAATTTGTTTAATTCCATAGTAAAACTTGTAACTTCCTCAACACTAGCATTTGTTTCTTCTATTGCGGCTGATTGTTGTTCAGTTATATCTAATGTAGTATTTGATACTTGTATAGTTCTCTCTATTGATTCCTGTATTCTTCCCACTAATTTAGCAATCTCTTTTGATGTTTCTTTAGAACTTTCCGCTAGATTTCTTATTTCTTTTGCAACAACAGAAAATCCTTTTCCCAAATCCCCCACTCTTGCCGCCTCAATCGAAGCGTTAAGTCCAAGCATTTTGGTTTGATTAGTTATATTTTTTATATATCCTAAAATAGTATTTATTTCATTAGAAAGTTCTCTTACATTTACTATTTCACTATTTAATAAATTTTGATTTTCAACAACTTCCATTGATGATGCAGCAAGTTGTTGAGTTGCGGAGGATATTTGTTCAAAGCTATCTGCAAGGGTTGTTGTTAATTCCTTAATCTTCAAACGCTGATATCCTTCATTTGATAATGTATTAGCAACTGAAAATAAAACTTCTGCTGCTGATCTAATATTCTGTTCGTCAACTATTTTCACTTCTTTAGCGGCACTATAATATTTATCTTCTTCTAGTCCAAGTTCATTGGCAGTATTTTTAAATTCTATTTCTTTAGGAGTCTCAAAAAGAATTTGTCCACCAAGAATTGTTCCAATAAGAGTTCCTTGAACTATTATTGGTGCTGCAAAATCAATAAGTCCTGAATGGCACTTATAAATATAAGGTTTTCCGGTCCTGAATGCCTCCTCTCCAGCACTAGCATGACACTGAGCACATCGGTTTTTTCCAAGTTCCGTAGATTGAGTAAGATTAGAGCAGATATTAGTGTAACTGCTTGGTTTTGTAAAAGGAACTCCATTCTTATCCACCGTAACACTTGCGATATTCATACTTTTAGCAAAATCATCTTGAAACTTTTGAATAAAATTTAAATCAATGATATCTTTTAATTCTAACTCACTTAATTCAACATTATGTTTTTCCATAAATTTCTCCTCCGTAAAAATTGTTTTCATATAATATATATCGTAATATTATTTATTACCTGTAATTATCTTACGCTGAAAAATAAAGGTATTCATTCCTTGTTTTGGCATAGTTTCCTTAATACTAGCTTAACAAATAAAAAAATAAAGGTAGACTAAGTATTTATACCTAATCTACCTTTACAACAGAGTATATGCAATTTAGCAATAAACATTATATCATATTACTTTAAATTATCAATCCATACTTGTTATTGTATAGTCGTCTCCGGAATCATACCAGCAACTTAAATGTAAACCATAGCTTATTAAAAATACTAATACACCAATTACTGCTATCCAAATTTTATCACCACCAGTAATGTTATAAGTAATTGCGTACGCTATTAACGTCCATATTCCAGTATAAAATATGCTAATAATCATACAACCAATTTTACTAGAAACAAAAATCTCAAATATAATTATTACAGTAATTATTGATAAAATTAGTCTTATAGCTGGATGAATAGTTATTTTAAGCATTCCAGAAATCATGTATAAAAGGATTAAAGTTATAAATAATTCTATGCCTACTAATCCAATACCTCCATGTGAATTTTTGTATATGCTATACCTCATTCAGTTTTCCCCCTAATATGTACAAAATATAGAACAATTGTATATCTTTATACATTTTTAGTCAATAATGTAACAAAACTTATTATATAACGTTAACCTAGTAATAATATTATTGTATTTTCTTAAAATAAATAAGCAGTAGTTGGATTGCTCCTAGCTACTGCTTTTTTTCCTATATAACTTATGTTTATCTGGATCTGTAGATATATTATTCTTTATAGTCTGTATTTTTTCTTGCAAAAGTTCTAATAAATTAGCTTTTTCAAATATAATTCTTTTTAAGTCCTTATCACAAATATTAATAATTATAATTCTATCATTAAGAAAAAATTCCCGTGCTAATGTTTTACATGTACCAGTCGGTTCTAATCTTGATGCTATAATTCCAATTGCCTGTTCCTTATCGTTTTTATTCCCACTTATTATACTGTGCAGCTTATGATAATAAGTATTATCAGGTTTCTTGGCTGGTTCATTCTTACACTCAATTTTAAAAATAGATCCTAACTCCCTATATACTGTAAGTGGTATGAAGTAATCATTTCTAATAGTACAATCTATTTGATTAGTAGGAGTTCTTATATCTGTCGTTGCATGCATACCATCACAAATATTAAACAAATCACACATTAAACCCTCTAAGGCCTTTCCTTGTTCTGTTGTTGAATCTCCATAATCCGAATCTAAGCTTTCAAACGCCTTTTTCAATTTTTCAATTTCTACCTCAGAGGGATCATAAAAAAAATCATTAGGGTTCTCTTTATGATTTTCAAACATTTTTTCCAATATATCTTCGTCATTAAAATTATGGCTCTCGCTCCCAAATAATTTTGATGTTTCTATCGCAATATCTACACTACCTATCTCAGGTTGTTTTATCACTTTATATCCAACAACAATATCTTCGCTCTTTATAAATATCTCATTTCTGCACTTTATGCAATAATCTAATTCCTTTACTTTACTAATTAGTTCTTTTTGATTGGATATTAAAATTTCCCTACCACATTCTGGACAAATTGCAATATAAACTTTATCCACAATTCCTAGCTCATAAAGATATTTAAGAATAACTCCTATAATAGAATAATCTAATTCTAGCCTATTAGCTAAATTAGAAATTGTAATTATATTCTCTGATCTGTTAGGTAAAAATGCAAAATACTTGTCTATTTTTTCTATTGCCTCTTTAGCTCCTGTTTTATCTATGACCTCTAATAATTCTGGATAGTACATTTTCTATATCCTCCTCTAACACATATTTTCTTAATTCAATATGCATCGAACCTCTCTTTACTTCTATAATAGCTTGAAATGTTTTATTTGTAAAATAAGTTTTTGGTGCTCGTTTAAAAACCATTATTACATTATCACATTTCTTTTGTTTTTGTATTATCTTTTTATTATCAAAAAAGATAGGTGTGCATTGCAAAGGCTTATCTTCAAGAGATGTTTCTTCAACAGAACTTGAATCTTCATCAGTGGCCGATATTTGAATTGGATAGCCATATCTATCCTTGGTGAAAATATGCTTATCATTATAATTAATGGACATATATTTCTCCATTAATACTGTTAAATCTTCTACGGCATTTTTATAATTATCTCCGCTTAAAAGGCTGATTTTTTGCCTTTCTAAAAACTTCTTTATAAAGTTTTGTCTACATTCTTTTTCTTCGTCTAGCTTTTCTTGAATTTCCTTTGGCGTAGCAGTTGTTTCATCAACAATTTTGTGTATAATTCCTTTAAATATATGTAATCCAGTTGGTACATCTTCTTTTGAGACACCTATTTTCTCTATTGTTAAATTTACTGCTTCTCCAATCAATTTATCACAATTCATAGATTCTGTAATGTCATCTTTCTTTTTGTCTTCTACTTCTATAATTTGAAACTTGAATATAGAACTTTTAGATTTACTCCTACCAACAATGTATCCTTCATCTATGTATACATCAATAAAAATAGGATAAATAACACTCATTGGTAATTGGTCTTTCTTTTTTTGCTCTTTTAATAAAATTGTATATTTCAATTCCACCTTAGATACTTTATCTTCATTAAGGACAAATTTGTATCCACATAAAGAAATCTTATTCTTATGCTCATAATTCAAAATAGGAATTGATTCATATACTTGAAATTTCTCATTAATAATTTCTATCCATTCTTCTTCTGTTTTATTCATCAATCTTCTAGTATTATTTAATTTAAAAATAATTATTTTTTTTATTCCTTCTTTTAAAGTAGGATCCACCCATTCACATACTCTTATTGAATTATCTTCACTAACTTTGGCAAATTCAATTATTGAATTTACTAATTCAACTTTATCTAAACTTGTTTTTAATTTATTTTCTTTACAAAATTCTTGCAACTTACCTAGTGTCAAATATTCTTCATTTCTATCTTTAAAACAAAAAGGTATATCTTTAATCATTTTTATCCTCCAAATTATAGTCTTATTTTTTAATTAATGCTATAATAGAAGTATGTTAATTGACCTTATATTATAGCAAAGGGCCCACGAGATTACCGTCTCATATGTGGGTTCTTTTTATTGGTTGTATTTACATAATACTACATTTAAGACAAGCTTTCCACATAAAAATAAATGGACAGGATTACTCCCATGTCCCAAAAAATCACTTTATATCACAAAACCAACTTCCTAGTGCATCTTTTAATTCTAAACATTTACTCATAGGCAAGTTTTGCGTTTCAACCCATATGCCCTTTTCATTTGAATTAGCATAGATACGAATATCTTTAAAATATTCTTGCACATATTCCATATCCACCCCAGCAAAACTTCCATCCCCTCTATATCCGTTTGGAAGATAAGTAGTTCTTACATATCCAGTAGTCTTATTTAGTATTCCTTCATTAAACTCATTCATATCGCAATCTGTATTCACACCAGATACAGATCCTGTTTCATAATATTGGTGCCCTACTCTATTATTAAAGAAATTAGAATCTAATTGCCATGGAGTATTATTATAATTTGCTTCCCATAATGGATAATCCGCAATTCTATTATCTAAGTTAGCCATAAAGCTAGTATAAGTATAAATACCTATCTGCATATTAGATAACTCTTTAAATTTAGCGATGAATCGTAATATATAATCCATTAGCCCATCAAAATTAGTTTCTACATCTAGCATTGGAATAAAATCACTAGCCTTATCCTTTATAGCATTATAAAAACTATTAGCCTGAGTTTCTGGCTCACTAGTTCCAACTAAGAAATGATAAAATCCTGTTTTTAGTCCTACGTAGTGTGCATTTGAATAGTTGGTATCTAAATAACTATCAGTAAATGTTGTACCTTCTGTAGCTTTAATGTAAACAGCTTCTATTCCCGAATCTTTCACTTGTCCAAAGTTTATGCTTCCATTATGATTACTTACGTCTATACCTTTCATATATATCATCCTTTCCATAAAAAATAAGAGCAACCTATAAAGGCTACTCCAGAATTATGCTTGTACTGTTTGCTGTGTATCTGCTGGTTTTACAACTAAAGCTTGAACTTTGCTCAATTGATCTGTTAATGTTGCCAATTCAGCTTTTAAACTATCATTAGCATCCTGTAATTGCTTTAATGCATCAGCTTCACTTAAAACAGCTTCTTTATCTTTATTTACTTCTCCGGCAACTGCCTGTCGTAATTCAGATATATCGTTCTGAGTTAATTCTGGAAATTTGGCAAGTAACATTTTATCGAATTCATCTGCTTTACTTGCAATTTTTTCTTCAATAGTCTTAGTGATCCTAAAGTTTTCTTCAACCACATTCCAAATTTGTTTGGCTGCTGTAATGTAATTTTGATTTTTTAATAATGTTTCTTCTAACCCTGCCTTAATCGCTTTCTTTCCTAATACTTCTATTAATAGTTTTAAAATAGTTTTTATCATTTTACATTCCACCTTTTCTAAATTAATTTTTCGATTGAATAAATAAAGAACCCAAGTAACGTTGTTACCCAGATTCCTATAAACCACTTCATCACACTTGTAAGTGCTTTTAAGTTATCACATAAGCTTCTTAATTCAGCTTTGAAGCTAGCATTATCCTGCTCTAGACTATCTAGTTTTTCACTGTGTGCATTAAGTCTCTTTTCGTGTGTTTCTAGCTTTTCCTCTAGTCTTTTGTGCTTTTCTAAGCATAATTCATCATTCATGTGTCACCTTCCTTAATTCAAATTATCGTATATACATTTTAAAATTAACAATAAAAAAAGAACCTTTTAAGTTCTTGATTACATATATTTTTTAAGCGCATCTACATCTTTCAATTTTACTTTTCCATCTAAAATATAGAATAAATTTTTATTTATCATTACATATTCATCATAATCAACTACTACAAAATCGTATATTAATTCATAGTCAGCTTTAAGATCTCCATAGGCATTCATATCTTGTTCACCTACCGCCATATCTGTTAAATCCCCTGTTGATTTTCTATAAAATATAGTCATTTTTTCATTCATTTAAAATACCTCCTAACCAATTATTAAGTAACTTATGCATACTGAACCAGTGTGACTTCCTGTAACTGCGTAAATCTGTGTACTAATTGTTTCATACTCTGACCCTGGGTTAGTAGGGGTTGAAATCGCCACTAATTTTTCACTAGACAAATATGCTCTTAATGTAATTGTAGTTGCGGTTATATTTGTAATCGCACATCCAATACATCCCGTTGATTGGTCAAATCCTATTGAATAAAATGATACACTCGCAAGCCCGTATGGTATAGTTCCCTCTAACCTGTCAATAACTTCTTGTGGAAAATTAAAAGTCATATCTTTTTGTGTTGTTCCATTCATCTCTATTATAGCTTTGCCCATATAACTGTAGTAGTGGTAAGGCATAGCACCATAACTATCTACATGCTCCAATCCCTTTTGGCTCATTTTAGTATAAGCACCTGTTGATAAATCACCAAACTTTGCTCCCTCTGGAGAAACTTGAAAATAGATAGATATATTATTAAATGCTGTCATTACTTCGGTTGGAGATTGTGTTATTATTGTTCCTATGGCATTCCCATAAGTTGTAGCTGTTGTTCCATCTTCCAATCTTAATTCTGTTAAATAAGCATCACCAGAACTATTTAACCAAAAATACAAAATTCCTGTAGTTGACGCTGTGAATGTAGCTACGCATTTTGTCCATGCACTATTTGACAGAGTGAAGTTAGCTGCACCATTACTTCCCCAAAGTTCGCTATGCAACACCATACCGTTAGTTGATGAGATAGCATAAAATGAAATAGTGTATTTATTTCCACTGACTACATTTACGCTTGTATTTACTATGCCACTCGAACCACTTCCAGCACCAGTTGCAAATATTCCTAAACTATTAATGCCATTTGCATATGTTATGGCTGTGACACGCTGTATGCTTTGATTTCCTCCAGCGCTCCATCCTGTAGTATCGTTTAACAATAAAGGATTAGTTATATAATTTTTCTTAGAAATTTGTGAAATTAAATCGCTAATAGAGTTATTCACATCCGTCTGGCTTACCTTAGAACTTATCTGTCCTGCTTGTAAACTAATTTGAGATTGTAAGCTACTTATAGTAGTATTTTGTGCTGTTATTTTACCATTAAGTGTACTTACTGCACTATCTATATTACTTTGTTCTACCTTTAAAGCTATTTGATTTTGTAGTAATGAAATAGAACTTTGTAAGCTAGATACTGAACTATTTATGGTTGTAATTTGAGAATCTGTATCTTCAGGTGCTGGAGTCCATGAAGTGGCTTGGTTTCCTTCTTCAAATTTTATATCACAAAATGAAATAACGTCTCCTACTTTAACAACATTAGTGTTATTAAAAATATATAGTGCTTGATAGTTTAATGTACTATTTCCTGTCATGCTAACTGTTTGATAACTAGTTGTTACACTTACGTTTTTAGATACATTATTTGCTTCACATCGCATTGGCCATGTTCTTGATACCGTAGATTTTACTTTGAAACTGATAGTATATTGTTTTTCATTCCCTCTAGTAAAAAGTGCTGAATATGATGGTCCGAAATAACAATTAAAATAACCATTTGAGTCTAAAGCCGTTATTGTTATATCGTATCTATAACCACTTGCTGTTGTGCTATCTGCAACAAAGTTAACTGTTGCTGTGCCGCTATTATAAATAAAGTAACCCATTTTTGTTTTACTGCTAATTATTAAATTTCTACCACCAACTTGTAAATTATCTATAGCACTCTTAGCTGCATTTGCTGTTGTAGTAACACTAGATACATTACTATTTAAAGTTGTTATACTTGCATTGATTCCGTTTACTCCTGTTTCTAATGTAGATACTCTATTAGTAACGCTTGTCACTGTACTACTATCTGCCTTATTCCCTAAAGTAGTGTTTATTGTAGATACGCTGCTCTGCAAACTTTGAACACTTGCTTTAATAGAATCTGTAGTTTGATTAATGGCACTCACATTACTATTAATAGTTTGTGTTGCATAATCTTTCACTGCTGAAATAGAGCTATCTACATCTTCTGGTGCTGGTGTATAATCTGTAGGTTTATTACCTATTTCAAGTTTTAATTTTTCAAAAGTATAAGTACCTGAACCTAAAGAATTGCTACCATACCAAATTGCAAGTTTTGCTGTTGTACTTGTTGTTTTAAATATATAACCTGTGTTAAATAAACCACTTGTACCAAGGCTATCTGTTCTTGTTAATTGATTTCCGTTAGCATCAATTTCCCTTAATGACATCCATCCATTGGCAACACATCTAAATGTATATAAAGTGCTAGGCGATATACTCATTGTAATTCCTAGTGTATCTCCTCCATAATTGGTACTAGATATTAGAGTTATTTTTGAATTACTGTTTACTGTTGCTAATGAACTTATTGTCCATAATCCACTATTGAAATTTCTTAATAAATTCCTTCCACCAATACTTAAACTAGAAATAGCTGTTTCTGTATTCCCTACTCTTGTAGTAAGTCCAGTTGCTGTAATTTCCAATGAAGAAACTCTATTTGTAACATTACTAACATTAGTATTTAGAGTAGAAATATTATTATTCGCTGTAGTTATTTGAGTAGCTTGATTTGATACTGTAGACTGTGTGCTTGATAAACTTGCACTAATATTATTTACAGTTACTTCTAAAGCTGCTTCTTTACTAGTAACTGATGTAATATTCTTTGTATTACTATCTATTTCACTTGCATGCTGTCCTATAGTGGTTTGCATACTATTAATAGTGTTAACTGTGCTATTATAGGCATCTTTAAGCTGTGTCGTAGTTCCATTAGTAGTAATTGTTGTGTTACTTATTAATGTGCTTATTTGACCTTGAATAGCGCTTATAGATGTTGTGTTAGTATCTGTTGTTGTTTTTACTCCATCTACTTTAGTATTAATATTATTAAAAGAAACGTCTAAGGTCTGTCCTGTTAAATCTATTGCTACCTTACTTGCATTTATATAGCTTGTATTTGTAGCTTTATTAAATCCGGTTACAAAACTACTATAATTTATTTGCTGCTCTCCTATGGCACTATCTGCAACCATATTAGTCTTAATAAGCTTGTCTGCTATAGCATTTGCTTTTACACCAGTTCCATCTATAAGAGTTGTAGTTCCATCACCTGCAACCAGAATAAAATTAAAATTTCCCTGTGCATCCTGCCCCATTTGAATTCTAACTTTACCATTTTTATCTTTAAACTGTTGTGTAGCTCCTGCAATAAGTAAACTTCCATCAGAACTTGTTACACTTATTTTACTAGTGTTTAAACTTCCAGTGTTTATTTTAGTAGCATCTAAGCTCTCTATCATAGCATTTTTAATAAAACCATTGTCCACTGTAACCTTACTACTGGTTAAGACTAAAGATTGAATATTAGCACTTGTAAGATTTCCATTTATCAATGTCTTAACATTTGCTAGATCCGAATTTAAATTAGCTACAGTTGCATTAGTTGTAGTTAAATCTCCAACATTAGCCTTATTTATTAATGCACTGTCTATATTTGCTACACTTGCAGTCAAGTCCGACACCGTTGCCTTAGTTGCAACCAAATCAGCTATTGTTGCATTAGAAATATTAGCATAATCAATAAGAGCTGTATTTATTGTTGCTACATTAGCATCTAGTTTATCTATCCTAGCTGAATTAGCTTGCAAATCAGCTATACTAGCTTTATTTATAATTGCCTTTTCTGCTATTAAAAGCTTAACGGATAATCTTTCTATATTCTTATTAGCAGAACCACTAGCACTAAAAGAATTTGAGTTTTTAGTTTCTCCTTTTGCACTTGTTTCTGCACTAAGTCCGCCATTATAAGTTAACTTATTAGCAAATACAAGAGCTTTCCTTGTTACATTATTTTTATCTACTAGAGTAATAATATCCAATGGATCTAAAGACAAATCACCTTGCCACTTTAAGGTATAACCAAGATAACTAAAGTTTTTAAGCTTATTATAGATATCATTAAGAATAGATTCTGTTACCCATGGATTTTCAAAAGTGAGTTCCATAGTATCACTAGATAAAGAACCTACACTTATTGTATTTTTATCATTTACACTATCATAATCATCACTTTCAGAACTATCATTATTACTATTACTTTTGTTTTGGCATGTAATCATTCCAATTTTATAAGTTTGATCTTCTAACTTGTAACCAGTAGAAAAATAATTATCTGCTGTTATAGTACAATCAACTTCATGTGGATATATTATTGTAAATTTATTATCTCTTGTTATATATGCATTACCACCACATACACTTGCTACATAAGCTAAAACCTCTCTACAGGTATAACCTTCTAATTTGGTTACTATATAATTTTGTACTGTTCCAGTAAATTCTACGCCTGTAATACTAGCCAATTCATTTACAACTTCTTGTAGTGTTGGATTATTCCCTAACTTGCTGAAATAACCAGTTTCAAACTTAACCATATTATCATAGCAAGTTAACTTAACTGTATAATCTGTTTTGCTAACATCATCAATATTAAAGGTACCAAATGGAATATACTCTATAGAATTATTTATCTTAAGTCCAATTTCAACATCTATTTCTCCTACACTCGCATAGGCTTCTCCATCATTTTTTAGAGTTATATCTATAGATTGGCTAACAGTATTCCCTATAGAAAAGCGATCACTAGGTTGCACAACTGTAGGCACTATTTGTATAATATCGCTATTATTAAACGCTCTATTTCCTAATGTAATTCTACATTCAAAACTTCTTGAAGGTTTTTTAATAAACGTTTTATAACTATCAGATACGTTATACACATTAAACCTCCTTTCCCTTAAGATTTAATTCAAGTTATTCCAATATCATAAAGTCTAATTCCATAAGCTCTCCTGGAGTAAAATTTACATTGGAATTAAGTAACTCATCTGTATTAATTCCTCTTAATTGAATATCCACTTCTATATCAAGCAATTCATTATATTTCTTATTGCATTCATTTTCTTTTTCATCACTTGGAAATATAAACTTGTTATCTTTTACCTTTGGATCACCATGTTCATCTTTAATAGCGTAGTCTTTAATCAACTTCATCTTTTCATCTTCACAAATCTTTAATTCCTTATTAATAGAATTAATATTCTTAGCTATAGCGTAACTAACCTTTACTGGTAACTGCTTATTAGATAACATACTTAACACTTGTACTTTTCCTTGTAATTCTCTATTTGTCATTTTCATATATAATCAATCCTTCCAAATTTAAATATAAGAAAAGCACCCTTAAAGAGTGCCTTAAACTAAGCTGTTGCTGCATTATCTGCAGTAGTTGTGGTTAATTCATCTTGCGCTGCATAAACTTCTGCTTGAAAATCTGTTATGTCTTTCCTGCACTCTGTTTTGTTCGCTGTATAAGCTGCCAAATCTGTGATTGTAGTAGTAGTATTTCCAGTAGAACTCCCATCTGTACTTATATTAGCACTTAAAAATAATGCTTGCTTATCTCCCACCATAGATTGTCCTGTTATTGTTATACTTTTATTTGTTTTTAACATAATTCAATCACTCCTATTTCTCTATAAAATTCATTTTCAAACTTTTCCATAAGATTTCTTGTGTATCCTTATCAAAATAAAATGTAGGAGCCGTTCTATCTCCTACATACATTGTTTTTGTTATAATTCCATCCAGTGGATCTATAAATTCACATTCAAAAAATTCACTTTTTACAGCATTTAATAAAGTAGAAATTTCATTTTGGGTTAATGGTCCCCACTCCATCTCTAGCTTCCTTTTAGTTCCTATCCTATCTCTTATTAATTCTCCATTTGCATTTCTATTTGTTTCACCATCAATATCATTTAAAGATGGTTGATAACTTTTAGGAGCAGTAATCTCTACTCCATTAACTTTAAGCATGTTACCACTCCTTTTAAATTGGTATTACTGTAATTTTCCCTTGTCTTTGTGCCTTTCTTAACTGGTCTATTGCAATCTTTCCAATAACATCACTGTCAAACATAAAGATTACATCTCCACTACTGTTAGGCGAAGCTTTTGCTGAGCTACTTCCGCCCATTCTTTCTAGTAATTTATTAGCTAACAAATCAAGCCCACCAGTATTATTTTCCAATGGTATAACTGCTTCTTTCCCAGCTTCGCCTACTAAGCTTAACGTTGGGCTATCAATTATACCACCTGTAGCAAGTGGCGTTATCGTCGGAATATGAATGCCAAAACTATCTCCTGCCATATCACCAAAAATTTTATTGTCTGGAATGTCAATATGGATTGAATTTAATTTTTCTATCAGATAATTAGCCATTTTGATTATTGCATTAATTGGTTTTTTAACCATGTTCTCTAGCCCTTTAAAAGCATCATTCACAATATTAGCTAAACCATTCCATGCATTGCTCCAGCTTCCTGAAAATGTTGTATTTAAGAAAGTAACTATACCATTCCAAACTCCTTGAGATGTTGTTGCTATTTCATTCCACTTTCCAGTTAACGTATTTTTGATTTGGTCCCATAAACCAGGTGCATCAGTATTTACCTGTGTCCATTTATCATTTATATATTTTTTAATACCATCCCATGTATCACTTGATGTTTTTGTTATAGAGTCCCACTTCTTAGAAAGAGTTGTCTTAATGGTTTCCCAATCGTCAGACGCATCTTTGTTAACTGCGTCCCATTTTTTAGATACATAGTCTTTAATATCATCCCAAGTTTTATTTGATGCAGTTGTAATCAATTGCCACTTTTCAGCTAGCGTAGTTTTAATGGTTTCCCATTTGGTACTTGCATCATTCTTAGTTTCATCCCACTTTTGATCTATATAAGTCTTTACTTCTCCAAATTTAGTTGAAGCACTTGTTTTTATCTCTTCCCATTTTTGTTCTAATGAAGTTTTAATTTCATCCCATTTCTGTCCTGCAGCTGTACTAATTTCTCCCCAGCCTTGAATTAAAGCATCTTTTAATTGACCATTTGAAGTTGCACCTTCTGCTAACCATCCAATAAAGTCAGCAATCCATCCTATAACTATTCCTAATGCATCACAAACCAAGCCAATAGCCGGAGATAGCTCTTTAAACAATTCTGCAAAATCTTTAAAAGCATTTCCTGCCAGAACCATTACTAGTTTTGCAACTTGCTCAATTAATTGTACTATGCCATCAAATAGAGTTTTCCCTCCATTGTCCCAAATTGCTTTGAATCCATCTGCAAGATTTCCTATTCCATCAGAAACATCAGTTGCAAATTGAATAATTGTTGGGAAAATATCATCTGCTGCCTTTCCAAGACTTTCTCTAATGCCTTGTCCTACATCTCCTATAACACCTAATATTTTTCCTAATGTAGATAACAAGCTATCCATTAAAGTGTCGCCTGCTCCATTACTTTCCCAAGCATTAGACCATTTATTTGCTATATCACTAATAGTTCCAATTATGTCATCTAATATAAGCAAGATAGCATTTACTACTGTATCGCCGTTAGATTCCCAAGCCTTAGAGAAAGAACCTGTAATGTCCTGTATAATTCTTAAACAGCCATTTAATAGATCTAGTATATCTGTAACTAACTGCTTACCTAAATCTGATTGAAATGCTTTATTAAATGAATCTGCAACTTGTCCTATTATAGTAAAGATATTTTTTAATATTTCTAATATATTTGTGCATATTTCTACGCCTATACCACTATTCCATACATCTCTGAATACCTGCCTTATAGTTGTCAAGAGTCCTAGTATTTTATCAAATGCATCAAATAAAGCTTGCACAACTTGTTTTCCTAAATCTCCACTATCCCAAGCGGTTTTAAAGGTTGTTGCTATATCTCCTATAATGTTAAATACAGTTTGTAATAGCTTTAAGATATCAGTACATACTCTTACACCTGTTCCATTGTCCCAAACATCTAAGAAAGTCTTTCCTATATCCTTTGCTAAGTCCCAAATACTACCTAAAGCGTATTTAAGAGCATCCATAGTCGCTTTACCTTCATTTGCCCATGCTTCTTTCATAGGATCAAAAATTTTAGACATTATATCTTTAAACTTTTTAACCCATTCTGCTGTTGCTGCTTCTATAGGTGCCATATTCGCCATTGTCGTTATTGGATCTACAACTCCACTGCCTGCCGGAGTAGGAGTCTTTTCAGAAAGCTTATTTATTTCATCAAAACCCATTAGTCCAGATTTAGCATCTTTACCAGCTTTTTTAGCTGCACTTCCAGCACTTCCAAGAGCTGTTGCTGCTTTCTTAGCTGCTTTTTCTTGTTGTTCATAAGCACCAATAGAATTCTGTAAATTTTGGGCAGACTTAAAACCAGCTTCATAAGTTGAGCCAAAAAGCTGATTTATAAAGCTTGCAATATAAGCTGTTGTTGTTGCTAAAGAACTCATTAAACTATTTAAAGCTGGCAATACCGCATTATATATTGGAGCAAATGCGGTATATAAATTACTCTTAATCTGATTTAAACTGGTAGCGAACTGTTGGTTTGACATAAAAGCACTACCAAGAAAACCAGTCATTCCTTCTAAGCCCTTCATTATAATTGGCAATATAACCATCCACGTAAAGAATTGCTTTGCTATATTAGACATACCACTATGCATATTGTTCATGTGTTTATTTGTACTATTACATGAGGAACCTAGACTTTTTAAAGATTCTCCTAATTTCTTAGACATATTAGCAGTACCATTGGCTAGACTTCCAAAAGCTCCAGTAACTTTACCTAGCAGATTAAATTTACTTGCTGCTTCTCCAGCTCCTTTGCCTGCACTAGCAAGTTTTGCATCTAAATCAGCAAGCTTAAATCCAAGTTTATCGGATTTAGAGATTAGACTATTTATAGCACTTTCTGTGCTTAGAATCTTTTCTTGCAATGCATTCTTCCTAGCTTCATTAAAAGTATTTGCATATGTCTCTTTCAGTCCTGCAAGCCTCGCTTGTTGCTGTTCTATTTTAGTATTAACAATATCTAATGCATTAGCTGTATTCTCAATTTGAGATATCAAAGCCGTTGTATCTATGTTACTCTTAGGTGGTCCACGTGTTGTTGTTTGATTTGCTACATTACTTGTCTTTGGCTTAGCTATATCTATCTTAGGAAAGCTTATAGATGGCATTTTAATATTCTTCAATACATCTAATGCAGATGTAAATGTACCTCTAATATTTTGTTTCATCTTATCTAAACCACTTTTTAAGGAACTACTCATAGATTGCATATTCTTATTCATGCTTTCATTCATACCATCAAACATACCTTTTGTAGCATTATCCATGGTATCTTTGAGCTTTTTCCCCATAGCATTACTAACTTTACTAATTTGATTAGCTAAGTCACTTGTAACTTCTAGATCTAAACTAATCTTACCTACACTATCACCCGAGCCTGTACTTTCAGCCATATCTAATTACCTCCTTTCTAATAAAATAAAAAGTGCCTAGATTTCTCTAAGCACCTCCAAACATCTTTGCCATTATCTCTTGGAATTCTTTAGCCTTTTGAGCCTTTTCTTCTTCTGTCATTTCCCCTATAGGATTGTTTCTATTTCTCCACTCATTTCTAATTTCATGCTGTTCTTTAGTAAAGTTTTTTAGCATATCTTTATCTTCCTCAGCACGAATAGAAACTATTTGCCCTAAAGGAGTCTTTGGCATTATCCCTGTTAATAATGTGCAAAACTCCGAGAAAGTCATATCATTTTCTTCTCTAAGTCTTATGCCATATTGCATAGCAAAACTAGATTCTATTAGATCCCAATCATCATATAAGTCATACCACTTATTAACTGGGTGTATTTTCTTCCTGTTTCTTTTCTATTTCATCAAGTTCTACATCTGCAATTGCAGCCATTATTGCATTAACTATCGCTATATATCCACTCATTTTTAGGTTCAAACTTTTAATATATTCATTAGCTTTTTTATCAAATGCAGTACCTAAAACTTTTGCTATTTGATCCTCTTCTTTTAAATCTTTATCTTCCATATAAGCTTTTATTGCCATTGCAGCTGGAAAACTATCATTAATCTTAAACTCATGTTCATCATCAATTTGCACTGTAGCTCTTTCTTTTGCATTCATAATTTTATTTACTATGTTGTATTTTTTACTCATTTATATCATCCTTCCTATGCTCCTGTAGTAGTTGTTCCTGCTGTATAATTTGGCTTTCCATCACCTTGTAGCTCAAATTCTAAAGGCGCAACCTTTGTACTATCATCACCAAACGGATTACTAACATCAATAACAGCATTAAACTCAAGTTTTGCCCCATCTGGAAATTCTATTTGCGCTTTTGTAGTACAATCAAGACCGTCTTTCCATGCACACGCCGCTACATAATCATTACCTGGATCGCCTGTATTTCTTTTACCTTTTAAGCTTATACTAAAGCTTTTTCCTGTCATAAGTTTTCTAGCCCATCCGCTTGTAGTCATAGGAGTCCAATCCTCTACTTTCCCATCTATTTTAGGAGAGAAAGTTTCCATATCAGAAATTGTTACCATGTCTGCATCTGCACTAGCAAGACCTTTTGTCCCTATCTTAAATAATATTTTATAAACTGGAAAAACCATTTTTATTACCTACCTTTCAAAATAAATTATTAAAGGTATTACAAATTCGTAATACCCATTGCTATCAGTTCCTATTCCTATAGGTTCTGACTTTCCCATATCAAATTTAACTACTCTTTTCTCCCCTATAACAGCACTTTGCCCAAATAAAACATTATATGTCTCTTGCGCCTTTTGCTCTGCTATATTGGAATTTTTACCCCAATGGACCAATATAGAAATACCTTTAGTAGAATAAGATGTATTACTTAATCCTCCTAAGGCTATGTTTGGTTTCAAGCCCTCTGCATTATATATTCCTATACATTGTTCAACATTAGAATCAATCTTTCCGGTGTACCATTGAGGACAATCTATTTTAGTTTTTAAATAATCTTTTATTTCAGTTAATAGCATTACCGAACCAGTCCTTTACTAAGTTCTTTTAAGTGTACAAAGTATCTTTCCTTGACAAAATCTCTTTTACTACCACTCATATACATATCCATCCATCTACCCTGAGCATTTGAATTCTTATCTGTTTTAAAGTTATATTCAGGATGCCAGTACAATCTTTTTGCATAAGGGGTATCAAATACTATTGATGCAACTGCTTCAGACACAAATTCTATTGAACCTGTACTTTCTAGATTTCCAGTATCCTTAGGAACAACTTGGCTATCTTTAATATCTTTTAATACATCTTCAACTGTTAACTTAAAAGCCTGTTTACTTGCTTCAACTAACTTATTTATCTTAGACTGGTTAAGTTTTACACTTACTCTTACACTCATATTAAGCCAAATCCAATTCTGTACTAAATACTGTTCCATCTGGTGTTTTGGGTCTTGATGTTCTTACTATTGTCTTTTTAGTTCCATCCACTTCAACATATCCTTTTATTACATTGTTAGGATAAATATCACCAGCAATAACAATGCTACCACTAAGAGTTATAAGTTGCTTATCTGCATTGTATATATCCTTGCTTTCCTCGTTGTAGGTACATTGCCCTTCATATATAGGAAAGGTTTCTTCACCATCTTCACCTAATTTAATACCAGTAACTTTAACTGTTTTATTATACAAAAATTTTGGATATTTCATGATTCCTCCTAACCCAACAGCTTTGCAAATGGCCTAGGCAATAAAGCTGCAACATCAGGTGTAACTTCTAATCCATTATTAGTTACATATGTTACGCTTGTTTTACTCATGGTGTAGCTCTTAATACCTTGGGTGTCTTCATATTTTATCTTGTTATCCATTAGCTGAATTAAAGCACTTTCATAATTAATTTCTATCATATCATTAGTTATTGTAGAATCTAAGTTAAGGTGGTTTCTTATTGCATCAGCTGCCATCCCTCTGTATATAATTAATTTGGTGTTATCTGTATCAGAAAATAACGCTGTTAGTTTTTCATCTAGTGTCATAATCGCACCTACTTTATATTTTCTTGAACAAACTTTATTAAATCATCCTTATTTAAAGCTGTGTAACCTTCTAAATTATTACTTTTACATAATTCTTTTAATTGGTCCACTGTCATGCTATTATAATCAACTGGTGGCTGTCCGCCACCCTCATTTTTAATTAAACCATTTATTCTTTGTTCATCTAAACATTTATCTTCATGATCATAGAATAAGATTGGATTGTCCATTTTTATTCCGCAATGTTTACATTCCAAATTCAAAACCTCCTAACGCATAGTTTATTAGGGGAATAATCCCCCTACTGGTTAACCTAATATTCTTGTTGCTAATTCAGGATAGATTGCTTTAACACCATAAAGAATATCTATAGATACTATATTTTTTTTAGTATCCATGTTATATCCCATAGTTACTCTTAAACTCATTCCATTTGGAGCTGTAGCAACGTAAGACTCTGCCCCTCCCATTGGTGGTTCAAGTGGTCTTGTAACTAAGGCAAAAGCATTTTTGTGGAAGGCCATTGATGCTGTGTGGTTTTTAGCAAATGAGACAGCTTGATTACTTATAGCCGCACCAACTGCTGGATATACATTAACAGTAACTACACCACCAACCGCAACTGCATCTGATGTTACTACAAACTGTTGACCAGCTATTGTAAATGCATCGCCTTGTTTAATATCTCCAGTTGATGTTTTAGCAGCACTTGTTAAAGTAATTGTTGTTGATCCAGTAGTAGCAGCTCCCGTTACGTCTGTTAGGGCTGTAAATGCTCCAGCAGTTTGTTTCTTTACATTTTGGTCCATATAAGTATCGAAACCTAAAATTCTTCCAATTGAAGCTTCTCTTAAAGCAGCTGTAGAACCACTTGCATCGGCTCTAGCAATCGAATCAATTGTAACCAATTTAGCCTGAGCATAAGGGTCAAATACTGCAACTCTGTTTGACATTGGAACTCTGTTGTTATTTAAAACTAACATAACATTTGAAATGTCAGTTAACGAACTTGGAGTAGTACCACCAACACCAGCGTAATAAGGAACTTGTTTGTACAATCCACATAAATCTTGATCCATCTTTTCAGCAATTGCCAAAGTAGCTCCATCAAGGATTTGTGCTCCAAAGTCAGAAACATTTAATGTTAATTCCTTTGAACCAACTTCAACTGATACGTCTGCAATTTTATCTAAAGAAACTAATACATTCTTTTCTCCAACATCTTGAAGATTGATAGTCCCTCCAAATTCATCAGCTATAAATGTAGCTGGTTTTCTAATTTGAATAGTGTCTCCTTGTTCTTTAAATTCTTTTGAGTAATCAGTGTAAACTAATCCACCCATAACCATATTTGATTGTAGTCTTAAAAGTGCCTCTCTTGCAATTTGTTGACAAGTTAAAAAAGTATTTGCCATAAATAAATTCACTCCTTAATTTTAATTATTTTTCTTGATGTGCTGCGAACCATTCATCATCAGTCATTTTTGATTCATCAACTGGTGTAGGGTCGCCACTTGGTGGCTTATATCCACCTTTTAATTTTTCTTCAATTGCCTGTGAAATTGTTTTGCTATAAATATCATTAAAATTATCTAAGTTTTTCAATGTTGTTTCTTCATCTTGTCCAATTAGATAGTCAATTAGATCACCAGGTAATTTCTTTTCTGTAGCAACCTTTAAAGCCTTATTTCTTAGAGTTTCCTGAGTCCTTTGTTTTTCTGATTGTTCAAATTTCTCTTGTAGCTCACGAATCATTTTTTGTTCTGGTGTTTCTTGAGGATTGGTTTTGCTCACCGCGTCATCAATAAGTTTTTGTAAGTTATTTTTTTGCCAACTTTTAATTCCATCTGTAACTCTCGTATCCCCATATTGTTGTAAATACTTTTTACCATCTTCATTACTATCTAAAAAGTTTTTAACATCATCAATAGTTAAATCCTTCTCAAATAATTTTGATAATGTTTCATTTCCTTTTACAACGTCATCTATGTCTGCATCCTCTGCTAAGTCTTTTAATAATTCATTTATTTCGTTTTTCTTCATTGTTAAACTCCTTCCCTATCCAGTTTTATTACTAACCCTGTATAGTTAAATCATTATTTATTTCTAGCCTTTTAAAGCCATGCTAAGGGCAAAATAAAAAGCCTTATTTCTAAGACTTATTTAATACCTTTATATGCTGTTTGCAATAAGAAACCTAAGTGATTCCATACTTGATTTTTAATTCTTTCTTTACATATTTCAGCTCCTATTTCCTCATTATAATTTTGGGGATCAACACATGCTGAACTTTCAACAATTGTAAATCCATTCACCAATGTTGCTATAACAATAGTAATTTTATCTTTCTTAGTAAATACTTCATAATCAACAATAAAATCATCAACCATTTTTGCCCCTACTGAAACACCACTAGGTAAGTTGGGATTATCATCAACCTTGAGATAACATTTATCAAATTGGCATCCTGGTCTCCAAAAAATATATCTTGTTTCATCTTCAACTAGATATCCATCAATTGTTTGGTCTTCTCCTTTTGGAGCTTCCCATCCTCTAAATTTATTATACTCTCCTCTTGTCATTGGTTGTGCTTTCACTAATGCGGTTCCGATATAGTAATTCATTTATACATTCCTCCTAAAATAAAATAAGCCTTAACGCTGGCTTTGCGAGATATTGGATTACCTCTTTAAACTTTCACTCATGATATTCTTATAAAATTGAAGCGTTGCAGTGATATATGCGAGAAATAATAATAATTTTAACACTATAATATATGGAATAAACACAGCTACTACCAAAATAATAGTCCATAATATAACACATATTTTATAAACGTTCTTATGCATAAACATATCCTTCCTTAATTTTAGGCATAATAAAAGCACCTACCTATTAACTTAAGTAAGTGCTTTTATTCTTCTAAACTGATTTTATGATCTTGAGATTCTTGTTTTATCTTTTTATTTAGCAAATCAAGTGTTTCTTGTTCCTCTTTTGGCATTTTACTTGTTGCAACATACCCTTTGCCAGGAACAATTTCATACCATTCTTCATTCTTTAGAAATTTAGCTACTTTAATATTTCCCCACACTAATATCACCTCAATTTTAGTTGATTTATTATTTCTTCAGCTATTTTTTTATTATTACCATTATAACACATTGAAATTAGCTCTGGTAGTAACTCCTCATAATTATATCCATTATATGTTATTGACGCATATTCCGAGATATTTTCCATTACATAAGTATTAAACTTCATGTTGTTGTCAAGAGCTCTTTTTCTAATGTCATTCTCAACACTTTTTAATAATCTCTTGTCTTTATTATTTAATATATGTCCTATTTCATGATATATAACTGACCTATAATCCGTTCCTTTAACAAACCATCCTTCATTAGTTAACTTATCATACATTTGTTTCATGTACTCACTATCATCAAAGACTCTTTTATTTAATATAATTGTTTTTCCTCTAGTAACTGCTAGATCTTCTACATTGCCTGCATCCTCATACTTTAATGTTAGTCCATTTTTTAGATTTTTAATCATAGGGAAATCATTAATAATAACTTTTAAATCTTCAACCATATTATTTAATACATCATATTCTCCATGATATTCCTCAAAGCCTACACAATTTACTCCTAAATCATTTAATTTCTGTATAAAATTATTTAATTGCTCATTTGATATCTTATTCCCTTGAACAGGATTCTTATCATCAGATTTATTAGAGCTCATATTTAATGATTTTTTTGATTTATCAGCTATAGAATAAAAACACCTGCATCTTATATGCTTTGGAAGTTTAGGTCTGTTTGGGTCATCTCTCTTAAACTCTTTCCCATCTAAGTCAAGACATTTTTCACAAATATGACTATCTAATATACCACAATAAACTAAATCAATGATGTCATTATCTATAAAATATCGTTCATCTAATTCACGGCACACTCTTGAAATTTCATTTTCAACCAATCTATCAGTCACATGATCATTAGTACCAAAAGTTTTCTTAATTAAGTCCTTAATTTCATTTACTGACGTTTTTCCATCTAGTAAGTCCTTGGTTTGTTTTTTTAGCAACTTAGCAATTGCATTTTTATTATCATAAATTCTATCCGAATAAGTTTTACCATCTATTTCGGTATTTAAAATATTTCTAACATCTTTATTGCTAATATTCCACTGATTAGTTTTCTTTCTAAATTTTATTAGTTTGTTAATAGTATCTTTTAGAATGTCAGTAACCATTTTAATTTCATTTTTAGTTTGATTACTAAAGATATCATTAATTAATACACTAGCTTTTTTGAACTCTAAAATCCTTTGTGCTGTAGTTAGCTTAAGCTTTTCTTCGGCTATTGTATATTCAAGTAATAAAGCTGCGACGAAACCATATATTGAGTTATAGTCTTTATTATTATCTTTTTTAAGCTCGCCAATTGCTGCATTGCTATAAAAGCCACCTATTAGATTTATTTCATCAATATTACTAACCATTAATTATTACCACTATTACTATTTAAAGTATCATCATGATTAGGGATATTATCCATCATTTCTTGTTGTTCCTCTTTGGCCTGTTCTGCAACTCTTTGCGGATTTTCTATAAAGCTTAATAATGATAAAGCAACTTCTAATGGTAATTTATCTCCTAATTGTTGAATTATTTGAGCTGCTGATAAATCATCCTGTGGTACATTTGGAGTAAACTTAATTTTTATATCTTTGTAATCATAAGACTTATTCTTTTTAAGATTTAAGTAAATAAATAAAAATTTCAGCCTATTCTTAGCTGCATCTGCAAAAGCTTTAGTATTAAGTTTGCATTTTTCTTCAAGTGAAATCAGCCTTGATCTTAAAGCTAGTCCACTTAAATTGCTTTGCATTTTCTCATTATGATTTATATGCGACGTCAGCTGATACATCTTATCTTCTTCTGTGGCTAATGTATTTTGAATAAAGCTATCGTTAATATTCTTAATTATCCACTCTGCTCTACCCTTTTCTGTGCTAACTTGGATTACGCCCAGTTCTTTTAACTTATCAATGTCATCTTCTTTAATTTGAAATCCAAATATACCTAAATAAGCATTTCTAAAATCACTTATTTCATTTGAGATATCGGATAAGTTAGTTTCATAGGCATCTTGTAGACCCTTTATATCGTTATATATAGTATCGTATCTTTTTTCATCGCTTATCTTGGCAAACGAAACTGGCACTTCTCCGAAATAATGTTGCTCAATTTCCACTTTATCAAAAGTATCAATATAATGATAAATGTTTGCATCATCATAAACATCTATATATGTGTTTGAATCAAACTTCTTTTTAAACACCCTCATGAAAAATATCACATTCCCTAAATCATCAACATAAGCATAACCTTCTCTTGGTGTTATAATTCTAGAACAAAATTGTGCTTTACCATCCATATAATATAGTTCAAAAGCATATCCATAAGTTAGCATTCGATTCATTAATAATGCATCATGTTGCTCACTCCAATGGCTTAAGCTATACTCAATATCATTTACAACATTTTTATCTCCTGATTTCGAAATATAGTTTATCTCATTTCCAACGCTATAACTAACCTCTTCTTTGATGAATTTTTTTATAAAGTTAACGCTTATCTTGCGACTGCTTCTCTTTTCTCCTATAACTTTAAAATAATCTCTTAAAGCTTGTGAATCACCTTTATAATAAAGATACATATCATCAAAAAGTGGTTTTTCAGTTTGGAAATGGTTATAAACTTTTTGCAATAATTCTATATTTATCAAGTTCCCATCCCCCTTCTATATACCCAAAGTCTTTCTATTTATAAAAGTTGCTATAGGTATTATTTTTACATCTTTTAAAGCTATTCTAAGTTCAGAGATACCATCTATAGCATCATCATGCGGTGTATATTGCTGACCTTGAAATTCTTTTATTTGGTCAACAACTTCTTTGCAATCTTCACAATCAGAATTTAAAATAATTTGACCATTATTTACATCATCAATTATTGTACTAATCTTTTCATCCTTGTTTTTACGCTGCATTTCATTAATAAACTCATATTGTTTAAATTTAAGAACATCATGTTTAGATATTAACTTCTTAATTTCTAGAACATCCGCTCCTTGGAACGTATTTTTTTCAATTTTTATGTGGGTTATATCATCTGGATATCTCTCTAAATACTCAATTACTTTTCCACAATACTGGTCAAAAGTAAGTCTTTTCATTAAATAATCCCTTAAATAAACAAATCCATTTGTACTTTCCGAACCTACTCCAATAAAAGTGAAGTCTGACCTTCTTGTTTGAGTTGATGCAGGATCCACAATGAGCATTGTTTTAATAAATTCACGTTCCTCAATTTCCTTGCTTGGCCTAGTCGCAACTGATTTAAACCACTTTTCCCCTATAGCTGTAGCATCATTCATTAACTCTGACATAAAGGATATTCTATTTTCCCAATAAGGAACCGCTAAATCATTAAAGCAATCCCACTTTTCTTCCCATAAGGTTTTAAATTTCATTTCTTCCTTATAATCTTCGTAGAATTGCTTTGCTGCTTCTTTCGGATTATCCAATTTATCATTGAAATAAAGCTTTTTACACTCTAACCATAAAGTAGATTCAAATATATCCTCTACTGTTTGGTTTGGTTCCAGAATTATCGCTCGTCTTAAAATAGTTTTATAATCGTTATTTCTTGAAAGCCTACTCATAAGGCAATCAATGTGTAACACTGTTCCAATAGAAATAATCTTGGTAGCTGATTTAATCTTTACACCTTTTCTATAGACAGCTTTATCACCTACCTGCTCAATTTCCTTGGTCCAACGATTATATTTCTTTTCTCTTGCATCCTCAGTAAGTATGTCTTTTTCATCCTGGTAATCATCAGCTATTACAACTGTAGGTCTAATACCTTTCCAGTTTGCGCCTCTGACAGAACTAGCAGAACCAACTGCTCTTAAATAAGTGTCATTAGTAAATTCAATTTCATTAGCATTTACGGTATATCTTTCACCACTTGGCTTAGCGCCTTTAGGATCTATTAATATCCCAAACGCTCTCTTGATTTTTTCATTCTCTAAAAATACTTTTTTAATAGAATCAATAAACTGACCTGCATCATCGTCTTTTTTAGCACCTAATAAAGTAAATATTGATTTCCTATAACAATGTAGCCAAACAGAAATAGCTAAATCAAAGATTGTTGTTTTTGCAAATCCTCTAGGCTCAATAATATTCAATTTATCATATAGATCTTTAATAAAAGCATTATCCGCTAATTCCCACAATTCATAATGTGCCGGAGCTAATTCTCTTGCAGTGTTCCCGTCTTTAACAACAAATGTATCTGACATAAAATAAAGGCAAAAGAACGCTATATCAATTTCGCCTAATGCCTTTGCTAACCTATCCAAATCATCTGCATTATTTTGAATTAAGGCTATAGCCTTTTCTTCTCCATAATGTTTTGTAAGATGTTTCTTTAATATATAAATCTCAAATCTTAGTTCATCTTTAAATTCCAATCCATCAAAGTAAATCAAAGGCTATAACCTCCTTCCCGAATTAGTTGCTAAGGCTATTTATCAAGTAATTCTTTAACTACTTTTTCAATTTCTAATCCTTTTTTTGAATAATATAGTTCTAAAACCTTTATAACATCTTCATCTAAGTAAAATTCGCCGCTTGATGGAGTTGTTACTTTCAACCAATGCCTTTTCTCTTTATTTTCCTGAATGATATTGCTAATTTCTAAGCAATTATTGTGTTCATCGCATAGTTTCTTTAAATCATTTAAACCCATCATTTCACAACCTTTCTACATTAAAAAAGAACCTACATTTCTGTAAGTTCTAAATCAAAAGTTTATTTTAGTTACGATATTACTATGTTATAAGCTTTTTTCTTCCATGTAAGGCCTGTAACTTTTTCATATTCTTCAATAACTTCTTTAAGTACGTAGTATTCATTAAATATAGCATAAGCTTTTTTAAGTTCTTCTATATTCTTTTTATGTTGCTCTTTTAATTTAATTCTAAGCTCTTTATTTTCGATTAATAACTTTTTTATTTTTTCATCTTTGCTTTCTGATTCTTCTTTTTTTATATTGTACTCTTTCCAAATATCGTTATCTTCAAGGCCCTTTATATATACCACTTCATTATTGTCACAAATGTTATATTTACATTTATATTTAGATATATAATACAATTCCTTTATATTCATTTCTGTCTTTGTATTAAGTTCTAATATTTCTATTTTATTGGTTTCATTATAACATTCAATTGGCAAATGACCTCTTGTTCCAAAATGATAGGCTAATCTTTGTGCTATATTACCTGTTTTCCCAATATAAATTATATTATTTTTTATATTTAAGAACCTATATAAATACCATTTCATAATTACGCCTCTACAATCTTTAAATATTTATAAATGGTTGTTCTACTCATATCACATAACTTAGCAAACTCTGATAAACTTAGGGTCTTATTCTTAAATAATGGATAATGCTTATAGAATACTCCCGGAATACTGTCTTTATCAACTACAGGTCTTCCTATCTTCTTTCCTTTAGCTTTCGCGTTGTTCATTCCCAATATAACTCTTTGCCTTATCATATTTCTTTCGAGCTCAGAAAATACTCCTGTCATTTGCAAGAATGCAGCTGTCATAGGATCAAGTTCTCCATTACTACAATCAATAGTCATAGATTTTCCTATAACTAATTTAATATTTTTTTGCTTCACTAATTCTATAATGTCACATAATTGTTTAGTTGACCTTGTAATACGGCTAACCTCTGTGGCAACTATAGTATCACCTTTTGAAACTACTGATAACAGTCTATTCAGTTCTTTTCTGTCAACCTTCATTCCACTTTCATATTCTATATATATGTTATCTTTATCTGTAACTCCTAATTTCTTTAGTTCTCTTACCTGATAGGCAACATCTTGTTTTCCTTCTTTTAACTCAGTAGAACATCTAGCATAACCATAAATCATAATCAATAACCTTCCTTCAACCTCAGTTTTAAAAATTGGTGAGAAATTTTATAGGACTTATCGACGCCAGTTGATGGAGCTCATTTTTAGAACCTACCCCCTCTATTGGTTTTACATATCCTATACTGTTATTTTATTCCCAATTTATACATTTGTCAACGAAAAGGTTATATTGATTTACTGAACATTTTTATTAGTTGTATCAATGCAGTTATGCCATTTGTAGATACTCATATGTTCTATTTTATTTGTTCACGTAAGGAATTGGTTTATTGAACAGTAATTAAAGCTATTATTTTGCTTGTTCTAACTTGATTATATTACTATTATCAGACACTTCATTGAGTAGTGTATTTATATCAGCCTTATCTTTATTGCTGGTATTGTTGTCTTTATTCTCAGTAGTCTGCTCTATCTTATTCGTTGGTGTTCCATATATCCTATTCAACCCATATATAGTAGCGTCAAGCCTGTTCTTCTCTGACTTACCTGTTAGTGCTATCCTTATTAGATTGTCCATTAGCGACTTAGCATGGCCATTCATCTCTACATCTGCTAGGTTTTTAATGATAGTTTTATACTCGTCAAAGGCAGCCTTAAACTCCTTATTCTTCATCCAGTTATCAATTGTCTGTCTTGTAACGCCTACCAACCTACCTGTATCCGTTTTATTCTCACCGTTTGCGAGCAATTCAATTGCTTTGTATTGTTCATCAGATAAGCGTTTTTTATCTACTTCCATAGTCTTAACCTCCTTTTACGCTTTTACATTTGAATATTAAGTGTTTTAACTTATAGATTTATTACACTAAAAGGGGTACGGTCACTAGGAAATATATATTATTTATATACATCCTACTCAGCGTACCCCCTCTATTAAGTTCTTGGTATCAATATAAAGTTTATTGTCTTTGTTAACCTTATACTTTTTGATCTTGTAGTAATACTTATTTTCTATTGTGCTTATTATTACCGCTATCTCTCCACTGGATAATTGTAATTCCGTTAGACTTATTTCACCTTGGATATATTTCTCCTGGAGCTTTCTAAATGCATTAATGTAAGCTTTGTTTCTCCAGAAAGATTTATATTCTTCTTGGGATACTTGAATTAACTGCCCTTGGTCCTTATCTAACCTAAAGTAATAATAGCCATCCTTTGATATTATTCTTTTATCCTGTAGTGTGTTATCCCACTTAATAACAGTATTCTTATTTATATTAGCTTTATTTGCTATATCTTCTATACTGTTTGGTTCCTCTTTAGTTCTTATATTGAAGTAATCAATAAAGTTATCAGCCTTTTTAACATTGTATGTTTTGTTTATTATGTACTTGGTTTTACATTGTTGCAGCTCATACACTGTTTTATTATTCTGAATATACTTTCTGATTAACTTGTATCCTTTTTCTAGTAATCTTTTATCTAATGTCTTGCGTCTTTCTATTTGTTTAAGCGCATTAAGGTTAACTTCTAAAATACTTTTAAGTTCATTCCTTGAGACTTTCATGTTCTTCTATCACTATTTTTAAAGCATTCTTCTATCTCTTTCTTACTATATGGATAATAATATAAGGTCATATGTTCACAACCTTTACTATTACACTCTTTACATAGACTAGGAGACTTACTACACTCCACTTGCCCTTGGTTATTGAATTTTAAATTTAGGATTAGTTTCTTTTTCATGTATTGGTCTCCTTTCTAAGTTTAATATATTTTATTGCATTAAAAAAGAACCCTAGATTAATAGAGTTCTTGGTTTCTACTGTATATCGCCAATTTCTTTTTTTACATTACATACTATCTCACTGAGTAATCCAATGCTATCATTAATATCTTTAACAAATTCTGCCGAAGTCTTATACCTTTCTAACTTGATATTCTTTCTTATGACTCCATTTTTCTTTGTTCTAGAAATAGTATAATGTATTTGATTTTTTCTAAAATTATGTATTTGTGATTGTCTATTCGCATTAGTTCTTTTAAATCTTCTATCTTTAATAATACTTGCTAAGTAATCCGATAATTTTTTATTTTTACTTTTGATTCTCTCAATTACTTCTAAATTATACCCCATACCGTCATGAATATTAAGCTTATAATAACAATTCAATATATGATATATCGCATCTACAAGACCTAAATATCTTGCGAACAAACTATCCACATAAAAACCAAACCAATAATTTATTGCAAAATCTTTATCTGCAAATTCAGGGAAAAATCTAATTTGCTCTTTGTTTATATCTGTTTTAGCTTTCCAATTATCATCTGGGATTCCTTCGTTGTAATAAGCCATTACAAATACATAATTTACTTGAAAATCATTTACTCTGTTATTGAATTCTTTAATCCAATCTTTTAGATCTATATTGGTAAATGATACCTTTGTATGTGAAAAATTAATCTTTTCAAATTTACTTTTTACAGGTTTCAATATTTCTTGGATCTCATCATCGCTCGGTATTTTTGCATATTCCATTATATTAACCAAGTAACTCACCTACATTCATATAACTAATTATAAAAAGAGATAACTCCCTCTAATTTTCTTTTAAATATTTAAAAAATTCCTTATTATCATCGCTAATTCCATTAAGTTCATTTAATATTTGTTTATCAATACTTAATATGCATCTATTAAACTCTTCTACTTTTTCCGGATCACTTATATTCTCTTTAAAGGAATTGAATATCTTATAATATGCTTTCATTTGCATTTTAATTAATGCTTCATACTGTTGGTAAGTTAAATCAATTATCTCTATATGTTTATCTATCATACTATTCCACCTCTCTAGAGTTTATATTCTAGAGAAATCATCAAATACCTTTTATATTTTACAAATAAAACAAAAGAACCCTATTTCTAGGGCTCTTATTTTTTATCAATATATTTTTTATCCTCTTGTGCCAGTAGTCTCAAAGTCTCTTGCACTTGGTCCGTAAAAACCTCTTGTACTACCAATTTCAGATTCATATAAACCTCTGCCGCTTCCGATTTCTGATTCATATAGTCCTCTTCCGCTTGGACCATCATATCTCTTTATATACATAACTCTCTCACCTCCCTCTATATAGATAATTATACAAAGTTTGGTAGATTCCTTTTTGATATCACAAATACAACAAAAGAACCCTATTTGTTAGAGTTCTAAAATATAATTTATTTCGCTATTTGCCTTTATGTTTTAAAAATTTAGTTACACGAGCAATATATTGCTAAAGCTATAAATATAAGAAATATAATTAAGTAAGGATCTTACTTAGCTTTTTCTACAATGCTATAACTCACATGTAAATCTTGAAGCTTTGACACCAACTTCCCATCATTGATATTCGCTGTACATAAAATTTTGTTCTTATACTCCGAATTATTTTTGGGGATTATTTTAATATTGTCTTCATTTATTACAACTTGTGAAATTTCATTTTTATCTAATAAATTAATAAATTCGTTATAGCTAATTTCTTTCTCCATAGTAGCCTTTTCAGGAAAATTATATGCAACTGACAATAACAATAATATTACAAAAACTGCACTAATAATTTTAACTGTTTTTTTATCCTTCATAATTTTATCCCCTTCCATATAATACAATTATACAGAAATAGGCAATTCCCTTCAATAAATAAAAATAATATAAAAAAATACCCCATATCGACTACATATCGCTCAAGTATAAACTTAAGCCTTCATCTTTACAGGGTATTTGATAAAAAGGGGTTGAGAGATTATAAGGGCTGTAAATTTCCTTTTGAGGAATTCTTTACAATACTATTCTACCTCATTTAAAACTAAAAATTATTCGTTTTTTATTCCAATATTATTCCACCAAATCACGCTCTTTTAGCATATCCACATAATCTACATGTGCAAAACTCTCCTTGTCCCACTTCACATGTATCTTCATCGTCTTTTCTATGATCTTTACTATTACAGTTTGGGCATTCTTCTAACTTATTACAGAAACAAACATTTTCTTGATCTTTATAATATATTATACACTTCATATGCGAACCTCCGTTCGTATTATTTATTCTATTGTATAATAAAAGCACCACACTTACAATAAAATGTGATGCTTAATTTTTTAGTATTGCGAAATATTTTAAATAATAAAAAATATCGCAAATCTATTCTTAGTTATGAATAGTGCGATATTCTAATTTACTATTAAATTCTCAAATATAATAACATCTATAAGCAACTCTAGAATTGGAATTTATCTCTTCTTACCTTTTTTATTGTTAGCAACAAAAATGCATAAAAAAGTAGCACCTATCGCAATCCAAAGGGCAATATTCATTTAAATCCTCCTCTCAAATCCTTATTTGTCTTTTAGTTAATTATAACATATTTTGCAAATACCGCATTATTCAATTTTTAAAGAACACTATTTCAATTAATTACTACGTCAAATCTACATATCACGAAACTTTATTCCACTGGTCCCAATTTGCAATTAATTGTATTAACCTTCTTTTCTTCTTATTTATCTCTGATTGGGACCAGTTCATTGTATTACCTATTTGCATTTCTCCCATTCCCTTTTCATATTTCATCTTAAGTAACTCTTTAAACACTCCTTTTATTGGTTCTATTGCATCTTTAATATAGCTACAGTCAAGTTCTATTTGATCTATTTGCTCTAAAATCTTTTGCTTTTCCATTTCTTTAGCACATTTTCTTTTTATCATGTATTCTGTTAACCTCATAGCTTCTTTTTCTGCATAGCTTGACCCATCTCCAGAACTTTGCACCCTCTCTTCATAGCTAATTGGTTTTATTCCTGGTTCTATATTTATATTGCAGCTCTTTAAATCATCATCTATAGCTTTTATTTGCTTGTCTAATAGGTTTATCTTATTATTGAGAGAGTTAATAACCTTGTCCTTTTGATAGTATCTACGCACCTTATTTTCTGTTTCTATGAATAGTTCTTTATCCATGTAATACCTCCTTATTTACGAAACTTATTATCTATGTGCTTTTTAATTTTGCCTTTTATGATTAATCTAAATATATCCATGTTGTGTTCTTTCCTGTAGTGATTCCATAGGACTATATTTCTTTTTACTTTTGCTATTGTTTCTATTCTAGACATTGATTCAAATTGTTTCTTGCACTCCTTGCAAGTTACGTATGCCCTCCACATCTAACTTCCTCCTACTCTCTTATATCCATAATATTTATGATAATAGGTCTGCAATATGTGTTATTCCACTCTCTAGCATCACGATTAAATTTTTTCCACTCATCAATAGACATTGTATTTGTTTTAGTCTCTATTACTGCATTTTCTTCTCTAAAGCCTTTATCCGAACATAAATCTATTTTGTAATAAATAAGCTTTTTCATATTTATTTTACCCCTCTACTTAAAATAACTCTTATCGACTGTTACCCACTCTTTACCCTTCTTAATCTCTATCTTTACAATTCCCTCTATTATGTCCGCTTGATTGTAAGACTCTCTAAATATCGCCTGTCCATTTTTATTGAACTCTACTGTTATCTTAAACTTATCTACAGCATATATAATTCCAGGTCTATTATTTATCTTAATAGTATTAGAGTTTTTGCCTTCTTTAGTTTTAGTTACTCTTACTGTTTGTCCTAATTCCATGGCTTAATCCTCCTTAGCTTTTTCACAATTATGGCAAGTGCATTCGCTACATCTTTTTGCCTTTATACATCCTTTTATAACTGAACCTATCGCTAAAATTGGTATCCATCCAAAGAATAAAAAATATATTGATACTAGTGCTAACATTGAATCCATCTCTTAATCCTCCTTAAATCCAATTAGGATTGCTTACATAATGTCTTTCTTTACCTTTTATATAATCTTTAAAGTTATTTGTAAGCTTAGTTATTCTTTCAAGTGTTGCTTTTTCTTCCTGTAATTCTTTTACCTGTTTTTTATATTTATCTACTGTTTACTGGCTTTCATCTAATCCCTTTATAGCTTCGTTTACTGCATCCATACAGCCTTGCCCTATACTTACCTTTTGTTCTAATGCATGTTTGATTATCATCCAGTCTTTATAGCTTAATTCTCCTGTTAATTTACTCATTTGTTACACTCTCCTTTGCAACTTCTAAAGCTACCTTCCAAAGAGCTTGAAACAAATCTCTATCTACTTCTTTAAATTCCCAATACAAATCACCGTTTCTTATAATGATTGTGTGTTTAAAGCTTGAATACACCATTTTTACTTCAACACAATGCATTTTGGTTTTCTCTAAAATAAACTTCCTTAGCTGCCCTTCTGTTAGTAGTGGAATTATATCTTTACCATATTCATTAACGAAAAAATCTATCTGTGAACCTAAAAGTGGGAATTTACTTTTTCTAAATTTCTCATCTCTTGCTGAAAATAAACTTGTTTCCCAATCATTAAGTTTGCTAGTATAATTAATGAATATATTTTGCACTTCCTCAGGTTGTTTTAAAAATTCCTCTGCACTTATATACTCCATTTCTTATTCCTCCAATCCCTCAACATAAATATTGCTTGCCAAAAACTTGTTTATATCTACTAGTTTTATAATAAGTTCTTTAAGCTGTGGTAATTTAGATTCATATTCTTTTAGTTTAAAATTAGATTGTTGTATATCATCTCTTAATTGATTAATTTCTGCTTTTAATTCTTCATTTTCTTTTTCTTTCTTAAAATCTCCATTTTGCAAATAAAATCGAGAAAAATCAGAAAGCTTAATATTTAACTTTTCATTTTCTTCTTTTAATTTCTTGTATTCCTCTTTGTAATCTAAAACTTCCATATCCTCAAACCTCTCCTTTTTATAGCTTTCTTTAATTCCTAAGTCGTTTATAACATCAAAATAGCCTTCATATTCCTTTGATTGTTCTGCTTCATATAATTTATCCTTTGTTAATCCAGGAAGCTTATTCGAGGTCAATTTGCTTAAATAATTAAAGTGTTTTTCGCTTTGGTCATTAATACATTTAACTATCATTCACTCAACCCCTTCAACAATACTGCCCTATTAATAAACTCTCTTGTATACCTCGCATTAACTATAAAGATTCTATTAGGATCACATTCTTTAACTTTGAATCTATCCTTAAGTACCTTGCATGACCAATAATTTTTACATTCTTCTTTATCACAATGCTTTTTCATTTAAGCTCATTCCCTTCTATAGGATAAAAGCAAACTTCTTTACCATATATTCTTATCTTTTCTGCTTCATCAAGGTTTGATGTTAACATTGCATATTTAGAATTCTTAGGAACATAAGAAGATAAAACTTCTACATATTTTGCATTTAGTAATATATGAAAATCACATCCATTTTTAATTAAATAATTAAGTATTTCAAAGGCAACTTCCATCTTTTCAGATTTTTCTCTTATTTCTTTTTCTTTTAACTTATTTTGAGGAAATTGAATAACTTTCATTAGTCCCATTTGTTCAGCTTTCATATAATTTCACCTCAAAATCTTTATACATCAAACTAGGTTGTACGCCTTTATTATCTTGATATTTCCCACTCTTATATGCTTCATATTCACCTAAAATAGTATGGTAATATATTTGGCATATTTCAGTATTAGGATATATTTTGATAGGCTGTACACATTGTAATTCTAATGTCCAGTAACCTTTGAATCCTACATCACCAAATCCAGCAGTAACATGAATATATAAGCCTAATCTTCCTACACTTGATCTACCTTCTAGCATTGGTACTAAGTTATTTGTTTTGGTATATTCAACTGTTCTAGCTAAATACAATCTTCCTGGCCACAATACCATTCCTTCATTCGGTATTATTATCCTGTTGCATTTATTTTCTTTTTTCATATCTAAAATATGTTCATCATCATAAACTAACATTTCATTGTGTAATTTTAAGTTGTAGCTATTTGGATTTAATTGTTTTGGATTATATGGATTTATTATTATATCTTTTCCTAATCTATTTTCTATCTCTTTACCACTTAGTATCATTTCCCCACCTCTTAATTTAATTATTCCTTTCATTCTTAACTGATTCCCAAATGAGATTTGAGAAATAAAGCTGTATTGCTTTTATTCCTCATTCTCTATTAAATTTAAAACATGCTACATTGTCCTTCTATTTCTTCTCGCTTTTTATCGCTTTCTCCAATAAACCATTTCATTACATCTTCTGGCGTTTCCCACTCTGTTTCCATATTGTTTTCTTTTCTGTATCCAAGCATATTTTTAAAACAATTTAAGTATATTTGTTTAAACATAGGATATATTTCAAATTCTCTCTTTTGGTTACTTCCTAAAGGACAGCCTATACATCCTAATCTATCAAATCCATAATCGTAAAGAATGCAATACGGAGCTTCTTGAGATAGAATAAAACTCCATACTTGAACATCAGTCCATGGTAATATTGGTCTTATCATTATTTTGCCTTCAAAAAATTCAACAGCTTTTCTTTCTTTTCTGCCCTTAGATTCTGCATTTCTTACTCCTGTAAAAACCGTATCCCCTATTTCTCCTGTCCTCTCTTTTAACTCTGAACAGCAATATCTCATTCTTCTAGTAGGCGGCAATGCTCTATTACTTAATAATGACATCATTGTAATTTCTTTGCCTTCCATTTTGCCTTTTGCTCTATTTTTAGTGAATTTATTATATTTCACTATCTCTATAGCTGGATAACCTTTTGATTCTGCCCAGGGATCGAAAGAATATTTTATATAATATATTAATTCTGGAGGATCTACTGATGTAGGAGAGTAAACAGCTTTGAATTTTATTCCGCTTAGAGCCATAACTAAATATGTTGCTAAGCTATCTTTCCCTCCGCTGAAAGCTAATATTGTTATTCTTTCGGGATCTCTATTCTGAAATTCCTTGCAAATTAGTATTGAATTATCAATAAATGTTTGCATTTCTACTATAGGCTGATAATCTTTTCTAGGCCTGTGGTTTAATAATTTAATATTAGTATTCTTATGAATCCTTTCTTCATAGCTATTCATTCAATCACCTAACAAATCAATTTGCCTTGACTTATTAGGAAATCGTGCTTAGGTTCATCGTTGCAATAACTTCACCTTGCATGTGAAAACATGTCTGAGTGGATTTTACGCTTTAACTCACTTTTCCTTTTCTCGAAATATTGTTAATGGCTAACTAACACATTTCTATGCAACCTGGTTTACCAGGATAAACTGATTGAATATCTTATTGTTATAAGGCAATTTCTTGCCTAGTTTCCTTTAATTCAACTGTGTCTAGAATTTTAACATTAGACATAGTTCTGATTTTCTTTGCCCATTTTCTAAAATAATCTCTTGCTTCTTGTCTATCAAAGTGTTTTATTATTACTTTTCCTTCTTTTCCCTTATGGCTTTTCCACGTTTCATATTTAAAAGTTATAAGAAAATCTTTGACTTCAAGTTTTATTGGTATTCTTTTAACTTCATTCATTTTTCCACCTTCTCAATTATTATGTTAGTGTACAATCTTCTTTGCTGCTAAAATGGCATGTTTGAATCGGAATCATCTACAATTAATTCCTCATCAAATCCACCGCCAAAAGCATCATTTGCAGGCTGTGAATATTCATTACTTCCGCTAGCTCCTTTTCCTTTACTTCCTAAGAACTCAACACCTCCAAACTGATCCGCTACAACTTCTGTAACATATCTCTTAGTTCCATCTTTAGCATCATAGCTTCTTGTTTGGATTCTTCCACTGATAGCAACTTGGCTACCTTTTGTCATATAATTAGCAGTACTTTCCGCTTGTTTGCCATAAATTACTACAGGCACAAAATCAACTTGTTTTTCTCCTTTTACAAATTTATCAATTGCTAATGTTAAAGTGCATGTAGCAGCTCCACTTCCCGGTATAAATCTAAGTCCTGGATCAGCTGTAAGCCTACCAATTAATACTACTTTATTCATTCTCTTTTCCTTCTTTCTCTTCTATATATTCCTTTATATCTTCAAAGGCTTGTCTTAGCTCTTTTCTACCTTGCTTAACCAAATTATCTGTATTATCATGAATAGTTTTTATAACTCTTTCTATCTGCTCTGCTATAGGTACTATTCCTGTATTTTCTTCTATACGTGCATCTTCTATCTGAAGATTAAGTAAGGCCATCTTTAAGTTTTCAGTTTGCTTTATAGCTGCATCATTAACTCTTGATATTTCTTTTAATAATCTTTCTACTGTTTGTAAAGATTCATTTATGTTTTTACCCATATCTACTCCACCCTTTCACCTTTTAATACCTCACTAATTCAAATCTAAATTCTTGCTTTATTTCTGGATACTTTTCTTTATCAACCTTTCCATCGAACATTATTAAAGGTCTTGCATACACTCCAGAATCATCATAAAGAGATTTGTATAAGACTAATATCTCATAAAAGTTCTCTTTCTCGTGGTACCATTCTCCATTTATCTTTAAATACATAAACTTAACTTTTTCTTCAGTATGCCAACAATATAAAGTCCCCTGTAATTTTTTAGGATCTTCTTGATAAATTTCTCTCATTTCTTTTATTGACATTGGCTTACTTATTCCCATAGTTGCATAAATATATTTTTCTGGCTCAAATTCATTTTTAAAATGTTTATATATAGCTGGATATATTATTTTTCTTTCCATTCCTCACCCTTCTTTCTTAATCTCCCTCGTATACAAAACCCCTTGTTAGGTTTACGCTTTGCACTATATACACATTGAGTTTTATAGCCTACTTCACATTCTTTGCATGATATCCATAGCCTTCCTAGATGGTCTCTGAAGCTTTTCATGATGTTTTACTCCTTCTTTAAATTTGGATTTATATAAATGTCGTAGTAAGTAACGCCAACTGCATATGCCTGCCATATATCTTTTTTAAATCCATAAAACCATCCTGGCTCTTTCTTAGTCCCTTTTCCCTTATTAGTTGTATTAGGTGCAAATCTATCTATTAAAGCTTGTATTATATTGCTATCTTTCGCTTTCATACTTCCGCATATATTTAGCTTTTCTTCTTTTCTATAAATAAGTTGTGGTTTTAACCCCATTTCATAAGACTTTTGATAAAATCTACCTATCCACATACATGTTTCAAATACTGTTGCTCCTACAGCCATTCCATAACTAGCCACCATCTCTATAGCTATATGAAGTTTACATTCATTATTTTTATCAAGAAATTCATTTAAATTTACATCTAAGAACCTTGGGATCACATCATCTAAAACATATTCATTTTCAATTTTCCCTTTTTCTACAATGCTTAAATCATCATTTAAAAGTGCATAACCGCTTTCTACATTTCCTGGATCTATTGCTAATATCAATCCTATACCTCCTTAAGTAACTCTGGATTTTCATAAATATTGCCTATTATTTCACATTCATTTGTATAAGTATTATCAAAATCATATACCAAGCCATTACCACTCAAGATATATCTTGCTGTTTCAATATCATATTTAGCTATAAAATAACCATCTTCTTCATCGACTGAATTATTTATTATATTTATAATATCCCCCTCATATATTTCCTTATCATTCTTATCTTTTAAGCCTGCATATTGCATAATTTCAATTTCACTAAAGTTTGCTCCCATTATTTGCTTATCATTTATTCGCAACCATGTATCTTTATTAGTAAAACTAATTCCTGCTATTGGACACATTTTATTATTGATTTTATCCCATGCTCTAAATTTAATTTCTCTGTTCATTTGTTGCACCTCTCTTGCTTTAATTTCACCATCTATATCCGCCAACTCTAAAATTCCAATTTTTCTTTCTCTTAATACTTTGTTCTTTAAAATATCCGAACACTTCTTTTTCTGCTGTTTCTCTTCTTTTAGCTATATCTCTTATTGTTTTCTGTGTAAGTTCTTTTGGAGTCATATACTCCCTTCTTTCATTTGATTTTCATATGAGAATGAGCGATTACAGCCTTAGTGTTTTATCACTCATTCTATTTAATTCTTAATTTTTTAGTATTGTGAACTCTTTGATTCTTCTGTCCAATTTTTCAATGCTTGGAAAACATCATCTAATGTTCTTTTATCGCCTAAAACTTGTCTATTGGTTTCAATATGCCAAATTACGTTATCTAATTTTCTTTCAGTTTCTTTCTTCTTATCTTGCATAATATCAATTAATTCTTTACTCATATTTAATTCCTCACTCTCATTTATTTACTGCACAAAATCTACATATCACGAATTTGATAATTCAACCTTAGACCATGCTAATAAACTTCTTAGTGTTTCTATTTCTAATCTTGTATTTCTAATAGATTCTTGGCATACTGCATAAGAATTTTCTGCTAAGTCTCTTTCTAACCTTAATTTACTTACCTTGTCTTCACCCTTTGCTAGATCTTGTATTATTGACATTGGATACTTGTCTACCTTAAGCTGTAGTAGTTCTTTCCTTAATGCTACTCTGTATTCTTTTTCAGCATTTGCTTTTTTAAGTCCTAAAGTTTTTAGATTATCATTACCTCTTTGTAACGCTATTTTAGCTAATTCTATTTTTTCTATAATCCTTGGTGGATTTAGTTCATTATTATTCATTTATTCCTCCACGTACCATTTGCCTTCTTTGATTATTTTTCTTAATTCCATACTTGTATGAATATGTCCTAACGTCTGCATAATATCAGATAAGAATCTGTATACTTTTAAATCAAATTCATATTCATCAAAGTGGCAAATCATTAGCTTATGCTCAACCTTGCATTTTTTATCCGAATTAACCACTTCCATAAAGTTTACTGGCTGCTGAATTGGGGTTAATGTCATATTGCTAGTAGCTGTAGTAACATTTACTTGTTGGCAAATGTCACCATCCCAACATAGTAAATTATCTTTATCATTTCCTTTTATTACTTCTATAAAACCAGATTCAAAATCAAAATCACCTTTAAAATTGAATCTAGTACCTATAGGCATTTTCATAGCTTCAATTAAATTTAACTCTTTACTCATTAATATCACTCTCACTTTCTGTAATTATCTTTCCTCCCATGGCTTCTCTGATTATGTCCTCTCTTTTATATAGATTCCCTTTATGTCTCTTTAGTGTTTTAACTATCTTATAGGCATCTTTATATTTGATTTCTAACAATTTTTCTATCTCTTCTACTGTAAAATATTCTTTTAGTAAGATTCTTTCTAAGTAGTTTTGAAAATCTAACTGTAACTTTATTCTTAGCCCATAACCATTTGTACCATGGTGTATCGAATAGTGGCAGCTGTCACAAAGATATATAATGTTCTCCTTACAGTCTCTTAAGGCTATTTGTTCACTTTTAAATATCTTATGATGTGGTGTTAATCTTCCATATTGAAAACATTCTTCGCACGTTCCTATCTTCGCCATAGGCATTAACCTTCATATGCAAAAGCTGCAATTACTTCTTCAGTTCTTATTTTTACAATTTTCTCATTTTCATCTAATCCAGATAATTCGTCTTGAAGTTTCTCAATCTCTTTAATAATTTTTATTTTTCTTTCTTCATCCCTATCTAAAATTTCTTTTTTATGTGCTTTGACTTCTTCTATATCTTTATAAAGCCTTTCATTAAACTTAATTCCATTTTTAGTCTTTTCATAAGTGCCGTTTGGAGTCTTAAGTTTTATTGTTTTCTCTACAACTTCAAATATACTTTTTATATCTTGTTTCTGCTTGCCTATTTGTTTCTCTACACTCTTATTTTGCTTTTTAGGTGTAATTACATTGCTCACTTCTTTTTGTTCTAAAATCGGCTGATTTTGAGTTGTAATTTCGTTGGCTATTTCGTCTGCAATTTCTTTTATTGCTTCATCGTTTTCCTGATATTCCTCTTTAGCTTCTTGAAATATATTTATAAGGTCCTTGTTAGGTATTTTAGGGAAAACTTTCTTCAGGTCCTTAAGTGCATCATTATGTGCTGAAGTACCTTTATCTAATATTTTTAAGCACTCTTCCTTGATTTGTTGTTTAATCTCATTTATTTTCATAATCCAATCCTCCTTATATTCAATCAAAAATTCTTCATTTTCTTTCATATACTCATTAATTCTTTTTATCACCACTTCAACTTCCGCAATAGTTGACTCTCCTGAATCAAATAATGCTGCTGCAATACAAGTCTCTATTGCTTGGTTAATTGCAAATACCTTTTTATCCACTGTTTTATCTACTTCATTCTGTACGTCTCTTTTACATATATAAGATAATGTTACTAAGTCGTATTGAGACAGTTTAGCTTCGAACATTTCTGCTCTTTTCTCCATTGACAGCAAGGTAATCACCTCCCATAATCTAAATTCCCTATCTTTTGTAACTTGTCTAAGTAGTAGAATTTAAGTGTTCCTGTCTTACCGTTTCTTTGCTTTGCTATAATCCATTCCATAATGTTTTTATCTTCTGTTTCTTTGTTGTAATATTCATCTCTATATGTGAACACTATTAAATCCGCATCCTGTTCAATGTTTCCAGACTCTCTTAAATCGCTCATCATAGGTCTTTTATCCGCTCTCTGTTCTACGCTTCTTGATAACTGACATATTAGTATTACATTTATCTCAAGTTCCTTTGCTAAAAGCTTTAATTGCCTTGTAACTTCTCCAATATCTGAACTTCTATTTCCTGTATTGGGTATATCCATTAGTGTCAAATGGTCCACTATTATAAAATCTAATCCATATACTTGCTTAAGTGCTTTGGCTTTGGCTTTTATTGTTAAAATACTTTGATAACTTGAAATGTCTGTAAATATTTTATTTTGCTCTGACAGTTTATTAAAAGTTTCAGCTATTCTTATAAATTCTTTTTCTTCTAGTTTCCCAGTTTGCAACTTTTGAGCTTCTACATTAGCCATATATGCAAATCTTCTTATTCCTAATTGTTCCTCTGTCATTTCCATTTCAAATATCCCACCAACGTATCCGCTCTTAGCTAATCCATCTGCCATATTTATAGCCATTAACGTTTTCCCCATTGAGGGCCTACCACCAATTACAAATAACTCACCTTTTTTAAGTCCATTTGTTGCCTTGTCAAAGTCTGTATAGCCTGTCTCCATTCCTGGTATTTCTCCACCATTTGCGCTTCTTGTTTCTATTGCTACCATTGTCTTTTCAAATAGTTCGCTGTCACTCAATATCTTTGACTTAATTTCTGTTGAGGTTAATTCATTGGTCATCTTCCCAATTACTTCTTGTGGCTTAACTTTTTCATCATATATGCTGTTTAAAGATGATGTTAAAATCTGAATTGTTCTTCTTCGATATGATCTGTCTTTGATTATTTCTATATATTGTTTAGGGTTTATGTGTAGACCGCCTGTCATTAATTGTGTGAGGTACGTTACCCCTCCAACGTCTTTTAGGTTGTCTCTTCCCAATGCCTCTATAATCGGCGTTATTCCTATTTCTTTTCCCTCTGCAAATAAGGTACACATTGCATTGTATATTAACTGATGTTTTGTTAAGTAAAAATCATTTGCTTTTAGTTCATTTACTGCTTGTACCATAATTTTAGGGTTATAGAATATTCCTGATAATAGGTCCTGCTCAGCTCTTAGGTTTTGAGGTGGTAATTGTTCCATTAGCATTCTCCTTTCGTGATTTTTTAGTATTACGAATTACAAATAATAAGTTCCATCCTCATTTTGATATACATCTTTTATTACTTCGTCATTCAAAGTTGTTTCATCCTTTACGCATATCTCTTGGTTTCGATCTAATTCCTGTAATTTTAAAATTAATTCTTTTACTTTCATATATTTCACCCTTTCTGTATATTGCTCTAATCATCAAACTGAAACGCATCATATTGCTTATTTACATTTGGTGTACTTTGAGTATTAGCTTTATTCTTCATACACCATGTATTTAATGCTCTGTAGTGGTCTTTATACTTATTGCCTTTACCATTAACAATGTAGTTATCTAAAGCTAATATTTCCTTGTGTAGTTGATATTCTCCATATTTATTAATTAGCTTGTTATATTGTTCTTGAGTAAGTTTTACTTTTTCTATTGAATCATCAATGAAAGATAAATCTATACTATTCTTATCTTCTCTTATCTTATCTTCTCTTATCTGTGGTACAGTTTCGTCACATTCACGTAACACAACCGTGGACGAAGGTGGATTTAATGTGTAAGATTTGTTAGTTTTGGTATATAACATGGACTTTTCCTCTATATAATTTGTTGGTTTGTAAGTGTCTTTTCTTAGGTAATTGTGTATTAACCAATGTTTTATAACTACAACTCCACTGTCAAATTTAAGCACAAATCTTTTGGCTATTAATAACCTTAAATCATCCTCACTACAATTAATTAGCCTTTGTATTTTCTTCGGGCTGTTTATAAATCCGTCATCATCTGCTCTCATATTTAAGTGGAAATATAAAGCTTGTGCGCTAAGTGGCATATCTAGAAAAGCATCTGAATCAATTATCTGTTTACTGAACATCCTTTTATCGGCCATGTAATCACCTCATTATTGTTTCTTTTGGCAGTCCATACATAAGATCTTTTTATATTTTTGATGACTAAATTTAGCTACATTTTCAGCAACATCCTTGGTGCAATCAATACATTTATAATGCTTTGGGGCACTTCCTTCGTTAGAGTTAGTTTGTCCTGTTTTAGGCTCTTCTTTTGGCTTGTCTGGAGCTTTACCACTTGAAGGGTATGCTTGATTTTTTGCAGTTACATTTTTAATGACTATTCCAGTTATATTTTTGTTGTTATCGTACTCTATACTTTCAACCACAAACCTATCGTTACACTTATAAACGGTTTTTCCATTTACTGTTTGAGCAGATATACTTGCATTGCTAACCCATATAAAAGGTGCTGTATAAAGTTCTCTGCCAATCCCCCAATTAAAGCAAGCTCTTTTAAAACTATCACTAGCAAGACCTTTCTCTTTTTCTGTAAAGCTTTCTGTTCCTGTATCCTCTTTAGATATCCATTCGCCTTTCTCACTATCCCATAAGCTTACTGTGCAATTTGCATTATCTCTTGAATAAGACTTTTTCCAGTTATAAGGTCCAACTGTTTCATCTAATAGGTTCATATCGCAACGTGCATCCTTATATAGTAATAGTGATAATCCATTTTGCTTAACTTGCGCTACTCTCACATCTATCTCACTCGCTCTTAAAGGTCTAAATTGTAACTCCATTTATTTTTCCTCCAATTTCTCTAATATTTCTGAATAATATTTTATATTGTTCTCGGTCTTTGATATTTCGCTATTCAAATGCTCTCTCGCAATTCCAGATATGCAATATATCTCACTAAATGCTTTTAATTCTTCTAATTCTTTTTTTATATATTCCAATCTCCTTTTGGTTTCAGTAATTAAATTCATATTTCACCTACTTTTCAACATCCGATAATACACCGTCTAAAGCTTCAGCTATATCTAAAATCATGTCATAAAGCACTGAATAGTCATTTTCTAGGTACTCAGCTATATCATTATCAGGCAAAGCGTTTCTTACATCATTTACATGTGAATTAACTACTGCTGCTCTTTCTTTTAATTGTTTTAAACTAACCAACTTGCATTATCTCCTCTCTGTGATATAATTGTTCTTGATTGATTTTCTATGCTATCTTGGATTACTTGCCGGTTGTCCAGGATAGCTTTTATATTCTGCTATTCTTTTAATTAATACACTCACGCTTACGTTGTACATTTCTGCTATTTCCTTATTAGTTTTAGTAATTTTTAGTTTTAAAATATTTTCTATATCTTCTGGTTTGACTTTTCTTACCCTAGTTTTACTAGTTACATGTCTTAATTGCCTTTTACTTCTTGTATCTTGAACTGTTTTCATTAATCCCTTGTTTCTTAGCTTGTATACCATATTAATCACCTTAGATTCGGTTTTGCCTAATGCAAGAGACATTTCCTCTAAACCTATAATGTTGTACCAGTTAATTAGGTAATCTAAATCTTCATCAGTCCAAGGCTTAAATTGTGAAAAATGTAGTCCTGGATTATATTTCATTCTTCCGCAGCTGTCATACTCGATAGGATAAACAATATCAACCTCTTCGCATTCCTTCATTTTCCTTTTCCTTCTTGCTAAAATCTATTGCAGCTTGTCTTAATGCTGCTGTTAAATTTAAATGATTCATTAGAAACATATTTGCTATATCTTTAGATATCTCTAACTCTTTGTTTATCACTCTTCTTCCTCCTGTCTGTAGTTTTAAAATCATGTGTGCTTGGATTAAACCATATAATAAACTGTTTTCCGATTATTCTTATTTGGTAACCTTCCATTGTTATTTAACCTTTCTTGCTTTATCAATTAATTCCGCTGCTTTCTTAAACTCAACTAAACATTTAGGACAGATATCTAAATCAAATACTTTTGTTAACCCTTTCATTTCTCCGCAACAATGGCAGCCCACTTTATACTTTCTTAAAATGATATCTTCACCTTCTACAAAGATTTGTAATTTATCTCCTTCATTTAGTTTTAAAGTTCTTCTTAACTCCATTGGTATTACTATTCTTCCTAATTGATCTAATGGTCTTGTTACGCCAGTACTTTTCATAATTAATCATCCTTTCTTATTTATTTTCATAGTATTTCAGTATGGTGTACTATCACCAATTTTGATTTTTTACTTTTTTGCCAATTACTAATTGATTTTTTCCATCTAATTCAGCTTCAAAATATCCTTTGCATTTATTACCTAATGCTTTGTCTATATCTGGATTCAAAGTATCTTGATATACTATTTCTCTATCTTCACTATAGATAAGCATACTGTTATCATTTAAAGACTTTTGTATTTTTACTATCATGTTAATTCTAAATCCTTTCTTCGATGCGCCTACACGCTCTGAATTATTTAATGACCTTCAAAACTGGTTTATTTTTATTATCTACATATTCTTTGCTGAACTCATTGATATAGTAATCAACATTTGCTTTCACTTTTAATATGCCTTTTTGCTTATCCCAACTTAAAGCGTATATTTTATTTATTCTCACTTTTGTATCGTTCCCGCATATTGTCCAACTATCATCCCACATATTTAATGGTGGAATGTCCATGTACAAATTAAAAGGAAGTATTAAATCTTGTGTCCTTATACATCCTTTAGAATCCATACTGAAGAATAGACATCCAGTTTCATTTCTGTTTATATCTTTGCCTCCACATTCGCCACCATGTCTATAATTTCTTTTGCAATATGCACATTCTAATCGGTTGGGTAAATCCTGTGGTCTATTCATATATCAGTCTCCTTCCTTCATGATATCCACACATCACGCATTAACTCTATTTTTATTTTTAATTAGTACTCTTGGTGTATTGCCATACTTCTTCTTAGCTTTCTTAGCCTTTTCTTCGCATTCAAAACATACATAATCTTTATCTTTGATTTTATTTTTTATACTTACGTTGTATTTCACATGGCACACTTTACACCTTTTGTAATGAAAGTCACTTCCCATAAGCTTGTACCAATGTTTCATTGATTCTCTTTAAGATTTCTTCTTTAGATTCATGATTATTGAATTTTAATACGAAGTTTCTCATCTTTTTTATCCCCCATTTCTTCCTCTCTAAATTTATCAATCTCCAGCTCTAATGAACTTAAGTTATTACACACATAAGAATCTTCAATGTAGTCGTATTTGAGTATCTCCCAAAGCTGTCCATCTTTCATAAACACTCCACCTACTTCTTTCAATCTCTTTCCCTCCAGTGCTCACAATTTATAACTGGCTCTGCGTCTAAATTTTTATCCTCATATTCGCAATATCTAATTGCATCTATATGTTCATTTGGGCATCCATCTAGCTCTGGGTGAGGTTCTAAATATGGTGGCTCATAAACATAACCGGAACAAGTTAGACAAGTTTTATTCTTATTGTTATACCAACATATACCTTCATGTTTTTTCATAGCTGACTTATTAATTAACCTTCTCTTATGACAGTGTTCACATTCATAGATAGTTCTTTCTATCATTGATAAAATAACCTCCTACAATATTTTTATTATGTTGATTAACTTGGACTATTACATCCTTTAATCATTAACTCTAGTTCTCTGGTGGGCTTCCAATTAATGATTGCTTGCTTAGCTGATTCAAAGTCTTTAATTAAAGTATTTCTATAAGAATTTACATTTAATTTATTCTTGTAATCATGCCAAAAACTTCTGAATGCTTTCTTTGCTAATTCTCTATATGCAGCTGTATCTTTTCCACCTAGAATTGCTACTACTTTCTTATTTGCTAGATCATTTAATTCTTGTTGTTGTGAATAATCAATTGTTGTATTGTTTTCTATCTTAGTCATTCTGTTATCGAGCTCTACTGTTTTTTCATCTATCATTAGAATTGCTTGTAGCTCTTTAGATATTGGTTTGATAAATGCTTTGGCTAGTACATCTTTTGCTCTTAGTTGATAGTTGACTAACTTTTCAGCTACTTCTGGTTGCTCTTCCTGCATCTTAGGTGTTATAGATATCTTTGCTAACCATAGTGGAAGAAAATCTAATTCTATTCCTAAAACCTCATTGTTTGGGTCAATTACCCCTGCTTGAAATTTCAAGCACCCTTTATTTAGCACTAAATCATTTTGTATATTTTGTACTTGAGTATCTTTCTGGCTTTTACTTAGCCCTATTCCTTTGCAAATGTAACTAACTCCTGTAAAAATTTTTCCTGTTGCTTCATCTTTAACAGCTACTAAGCTATCTCCGAAAAACTCAACTGATTTGATTAATAAATTATTCATAAAGCTCCTCCTTTACTTTTGGTAAATTATGTCTCGTAGTTTTGTAAATTCTTTAGCTTGATTTGTCTGTATGTTCCACTCCATATTGCTTTTTTGCATAATCCATTGATAACAATGCAATAGCTGGGAATACATTTTGAAACTTACTTGCATATTCACATCTAATATCATTTGAGATCCTTTTATCATTAAGTAAATCTACAATTATATTACTTAATGAGACTAAACATTCTTCATCATCTTTCTCACCATGGTTCATAATATAAAGACCTCCCTTTATTATGTTAATCAATTCATCATAGGCAACTTGGCCTATTTATCATTATTGTTTATTATTTTCTTCATTTTCTTTTTTAGGAAATATCTTTTCATTATCTTTGTATTTTTCATACAAAATAAGCATGTTTCGCGTAACTAGTTTTTTAAATTCATCGGTTACTTCGCATCTAATTTCATAATGCAATTTGATCACTCCTAAAATAAATCATCTTCATTGTATGCTTGGACGCTTTTATTTGTTACTCAAAGAATAATTCAATCACCGAACTATCTAGTGCAGTTGCTATCTTGTCCATGGTTTCTTTACTTGGGTTTGTCTTCTGTTCGTTCTCTAAATTAGAAATATACGTAGCTGATAAGCCTGTTGCTTCAGCAACATCGTACACTGTCATATTTAATAATTTCCTTTTATTTTTTATTTTATTGCCCATGTTTTCACCTCCTTGTATCCTATGAGAATATACTATCATGTTCTATTAGAACACACAAACAATCGTATTCTCCTAGGACACGATTACAGTGAATTACCATATTCTAACAGCATATATCTTAATTTTTCTTCAATTTACTATTGACTTTATATTCTATTAGCATATAATATATTCCATGGGAATATAAATTCCAGTTATAGTCAATAGTTAATTAATATTGGAAGGTTGTGATATCATGTTCGGTGAGAACATAAAGAAAATAAGAGAATCAAAAAAGATAGGAGTTAATGAGTTATCAAGGCTTAGCGGTGTTAACGCTAGTTACATAAGTGCTTTAGAACGAGATGAAAAGAAAAATCCATCAGTTATGATTTTAAATAAATTAGCTACTGCTCTAGATATTGCGGTTGATGATATTATGAAAAGTGAAACCAATACAGTTGAAGAATGTTCAAACATACATGAAGAATCAGATACATATGAAACCGAAGAATTTAAAACCGCTGAGGCAGCTATGAAATTTATTTTGAAGCAGCCTGCTATTATGGGATTCGGAGGATTTGACGCAAATAAACTTTCTAATGAAGAAATAGTTCAATTTGCGAATGAATTATTAAGCCAATTACAATTATTGGGACTTAAATATAAGAAATAGGGTGATTCTATGTATTCTTGGATTGATAACATAATTTTAGGAATCAAAGACAATGACAATTATACAAATGTTTACGAATTATATGATTACTTGGAAATAGAGATAGTTAAATTAATGCCTACAAATATTCTTTTAAGGGGCAATGATAGTTTCTATTATCGGGATTTTAATGATAAAGAAATTGTTTTTATCCGAAATGATCTAAATATCTCTATGGAAAAATTTATTTTGCTTCATGAATTAGCACATGCTTTGCTACATACACACATTTACGAAGCTGCGTTTAACAAAAATTTCATTAATAAAGATAAGATTGAAAAACAGGCTAATTATTTTGCCTTTAAAATGTTAAATATAGATTTTGATAAAATTGAATTGGAAGGTATGACTATTGAACAAATTTCTACTTATATAGGTATTCCATATAACTTATTGTCCAAATTGATTAGTTAACATAAGGAGGAATAACATGAAAAGAATTGCTATATATTCTAGAAAATCGAAAGAAACCGATAAAGGAGAATCTATAAAAAACCAGATAAAAATGTGTAGAGATTACTTTCTACGTTATGATGATGAATCTACTTTTGAGGTTTTTGAAGATGAAGGATTCTCAGGGAAAAATACTGATAGACCTGCATTTAAAAGAATGATGATGTTAGCAGCACATAAAAAATTTGATATTATTGCTTGTTATAAAGTAGATAGAATTGCGAGAAACATCATAGATTTTATGAATACGTTTGATATACTAAGAAAAAATGATGTTTCATTAGTATCTATAACCGAAGGTTTTGATCCAAACACACCTGTTGGAATGATGATGATGACATTAATTGCAGGCTTTGCTGAAATGGAACGTATGAACATTGCTCAACGCATAAAGGACAATATGAAATCACTTGCAGAGCTTGGAAGATGGTCTGGTGGGACTCCTCCTACTGGATATAAGTCTATTCAACTTGAAGTCGGCGGTAAAATAGTAACATATCTAGAATTACTTCCAGAATATAAAGAAAAAATAAAACTTTCTTTTGAAACTTTAGCTCAAGGGCATACAATACGCCAAAGTGCCGCTATTCTTAATATGCCTGTAAAGACAGTCGCTAATATAATAAATAATCCAACTTATTGCAAAAGTGATGAATTAAGTGCCAACTATTTAAAATCAATAGGCTATGAAGTATATGGCGAATTAAATGGAAATGGTTATATGCCTTATAATCGCAGACCTAAATCTAAAAATGGTAAAAAAACATTTAACGCCAAAGGGATGTTTGTTGCTGTTAGCAAACATGAAGCTATAGTTGACTCTAGTTTATGGATTACAGCTAATGAACAAATAAAACAACGTGGTAATGAAGCCAGACCAAGAATCTCTCAAAACAGCTTCTTAGCGCATCTGGTTAAATGTTCTTGTGGCAGCGGAATGTATTTAGAACCAGGTAAGACGCGAAAAGACGGAACAAAAACTTACTACTTTAGATGTTCCAGACAACGATATGATAAAACTTTATGCAATACTGGATGGATAAACGCTACTTATTTAGAAGAAGACATATTAGAAAGTTTAAATACTTGGGCTTCGGATAAAAGTGAGTTAGAAAGCTATGTAAATAAAAGGCCATCTGGAGATATAACAAAAAATATTAAAAAAATTAAGAAAGCGATTGATAAAAATAATTCAGATCTGCATAAATTAACAGAAAAACTAATAATTCTTGAAGGTTCAGCTGTTGATGCAGTTACTAGTAAAATGAATGAAATATCAAGGGATAATGAAAAATTAAATGAAAGTTTATTATTACTTGAACGTAAAAATTTAACTAATGATATTGATACTATTAATATAGAAATATTACAAAATAAAATAAAAGAAATTGTGAATACGTGGCATGAATTAACAATAGATGATAAACAAATATTAATAAAAAGTATAATAAAGAGTATACTGTGGGATGGAGATAAGGCGTTTACTATACAACCAAATTTATAATTTACTGGTGTTTGAACTGGGTTGCACAACCTAACCATCATAAATACCAGTAAAAAAATAAATCTAAAACTTTCGCTTAGCCTTTAAAAAATTCTTTATATATCAGTAACATTTTAT